CGTAACCGGGGAGTTGATTGGGCTTCTCTACAACTTTGATAAGAAAAGCGGAGTCTTTGCCAATAATCTGATCGCCAGCGGCCCTGGCATCATGACAACGGCTTCTTATCCCCAGATTAAGGCCACCGACAGGCTCATATCTATCGTGGGCACATCGGTCAAGAAGCGCGCGATCGATGGCAGCGATTCGGCTTGGGTTGTCGAGTCCACGTTGACTGCCGGGCCGAACTACCCGATCTACCAGGGTAGGGCAACTGTTTCAAGGACAACGAATCCTGCAGTTGTTTGCATCATTTACCCGGGTGGTGGAATCCTCTTTTACGATGTGGTCGCGAAACAGCAAGTCTTCAAGCCAATAGCGCGCATCGGCGCCAACAATGGTGCCTGGTACAGCCCGAAATTCGATATCTACATTAGCTACACAACCACAGACAGCGATTGGCAAATCAGCGTTTGGGCCAACGCCGTTCGTCCAGGTAGCCTGAGTAACCCCGTGGCTGCGCCGTCGCTCGTTCAGGGCAAGGTGTCGCAGGTAATGGTTCGTTTGCTGGGCGCAGATGACGAACCCTGCGTGGGCGAGTTGGTTTCGTGGGCAATCACCGGTGGTTTGGGCTCATTGACTGCAGCGCAGTCCGTTACCGATGCGGATGGGTATGCCCACATCGGCTATATCTCACCCCTTTCAGCCGGATCGTCGCCGACCATTCAGGCAAGCGTGGAGTTCTGATGTACAAGCAAATCTTTCAGGCTCCTGTGCCGTACCGCATGCCGGACGACCCGACGCTCACCGGCCCGTTCGGGCAGCTGGTCTATCCGCCGCTCCTGGCCTATTTCACGACGCCGCCGCGCATGTATGGCGAGGAATTTTACGTAATCACCGCCATGTTCGTGAGGAAGGAGGCGACAGCAACCAGCCCGAACACGATCACGCTCAACGTAATCAGTAAAAACATCTACTGGCCGGACGCCGCACAAACGATCAAGTTTGACGGCGCAACCGGGGCGCTCATCGGATACGGGGGCTATATCGGCGACGCGGTGCTAGTGCTAGACAAGGAGATTGTTCAAAGCACGGATGGATCATTGTGGAGCGTGCGGGATGCCGTTCTGAAGGAACTGGATCCGGTAACGCATACGGTACTGCAAACGATCCCGGCCGATTTCTTCGAAATCCCGGCGGACCAACTGTTTCATGGCATCGCTCACCCGATGATCGACCGCGCGCGCGGCCTGATCGTGATGTCAGGCTATCCGACAAGTACGGATGGTCGATATATCCTCGTCAATGACTTCAAAACCGGTGCTTTGATTCGTCGTATTTGGGTATCCGGCCCGGTGACTCAGATCATGCAGGAGGATGATCGCCGCTGCTTCGTTATCTGCTCCAATAGCATCATGAATGTGGTGGATTACACAACAGGGGAAATCCTCTCGACAACGCGGACTCCGCTAGCGGGTATGGTTAACCCGTTCAAAGTGGCCTATGCATGGGATCCAACATTGCGCCGCCTTCTTGGATTTAATTTCGAGGATGTGGCAAATCCCGATGGTTCCTCGCCAAACTCGATTGTCGGGTTCTACCCGGTGCCGCTCGCAACCAATATCACCAAGCCGATCCCGATCAAGCCGCCGCGCAAGGGCCGGACGGTGCCAATGCTGGTGCGCGCCGTGGGCGATGCAGGCGAGGCAATTCCAAGCCTGCCAATTACTGCCACCGCGACTGCGCCCGGCCAGATTGGATCCGGCTCGCGAATCACGGACTCATGTGGGTACGCTATCATTAACCTGATCGGCACTGACGCCGGATCGAGCGAAGTCACCGTCACCGCAAACGTGGATGATGGCGCATCAGGCGTGGTGGTCGGCGGCGGTACTGGCGGTGATACTGGCGGCGGCACCGGAGGAGGCACCGGAGGAGGTACTGGCGGAGGCTCCGGTCCTGTCGCCCCGACCCTGTCCGCAGCTACTGCTACACAAACGGGAACTACGACGGCTACCGGCACCGTGTCGACCAATCAGGACAACGGAACGCTCTATGCCCTATTCTCGACCAACGCGAATGCAACCGAGACGGAAGTCGAGGCAGGGCTCGCTCAAAGCGTGACGGCGACTGGCACGCAAAGCGTGAGCGTCACCGGCCTGACTGCCGGGACGACGTATTACCCGCACTATTTGCATCGCAATAGTTCTGGGCTGAAGTCCGCCGTGGTGACTGGAGCAAGCTTCACGACCGCAGCCGGTAGCGACGGAACCGGCACCGGCGGCGGCCAAAGTGGGCAACCGGTCGACGTCGGCAGTCAAATCGCCCCGCTGTCGGTCGAGAACACGTCGACCAGCGTAGCCACGAACCAGCCGTTCACTATTGGTCACGTGTTCGCGCAGGGCCACCTGCCGAGTAGCGGCGCCGCGATCACGCTGCACCTGCCGAATGGCAGCCAGATCGCCGCCCAGTTGAACGTGAAGGCAAAACACGCAGACGGATCCGTGCGCCACGCCATTGTTAGTGGCGTGATCCCGAGCATCGCAGCCGGCGCCATCGTGCCGCTGTCGATGAAGCGAGCCAGCACTGCCGGCGCGGGTCAGAATGTCGGCCTGCCGGCATCCTTGCCATCGGCTCGGCTCGTGATCGGTGGCGTGCAGTACACCGCCGCACCAACCAGCGCGACCGCCTACGACACGTGGTTCTCAGGACCTGTGGCCAGTGACTATATTTTCAACGTGCCGTTCGTGAATGGCAGCGGCACCCCACATCCGACCCTGACGGCGCAGTTCTCGGTGCGCGTGTTCAGTACTGGTCATGTTCGTGTCGACTACGTGATCGAACACTGCAAGGCCTATGCCTCGGCTGCTGACATTACCTACGACGCTAGCCTGATCGCCGGCGGCTCCACGGTCTACACCCGGACCGGCCTCGTACACACCCCGGCCGCACGCTGGAAGCGGACAATCTGGCAGGGCGCGGCCTCAACTCTGCACGTAAAACACGACATCAACTACCTGATCGACAGCCGGCAGGTACCGAACTACGATCGCAGCGTCACGATCAATGAATCGGTACTAGCTGGCTACACGACGAGCCTGGCGACCACGAAATTCGACCCGATGGGCTTCGGCACGCTGCAACCCGCAATGCCCACCACAGGTGGGCGCCCGGATCTAGGGATTATGCCGGACACCTATGTCTCCACAATCCTGTCGATGGATAAGCGGGCCAAGGCGATCATGCTGGCAACCGCCGACATCGGCGGCACCTGGCCGATGTGCCGGCGCGACGACAGCAGCGGCCCGGGCGCCGGCTATCCGCTGTCAGTCGTCAATTTCCCTTATGCCTCGATCAACGGCAACCCGGGTGACTGCGTGAACCCGGCCACCGGCAAGAACGAGAAACTGCCGGTCCTGTCCACGGTTACCAAGGCTGTGGCCGACAGCTCGCACCAGCCGGACATGTACTACCTGCCATACCTACTCACCGGCGACCTGTTCTATCTGGAGGGCTTGCAGTTCTGCGGCACGTTTAACCATTACCAGGACAACCCGTACTACCGCGAGTTTGCCAAGGCGCTGGTCAAGGGCGATCAGGTGCGTGGTCAATCGTGGAGCCTGCGCACGATGGCCGAGTGCGCCGCCATTACGCCAGACGACCACCCGCTCAAGTCGCACTTCATCGGCTGGTACAACAACAACATGAAGTGGTATCTGGACACCTACCTCGACGCCCCGAGCACCCTCTACGCCAACCAGTTGGGTGTCATCACCAACGGTTCGGCGGTCGTGTACAGCATCAACGGCGGCACGACCAACGGCTTGGCCCCGTGGCAGGACGACTTCTTCGCGCAATCGCTGGGCCACGGCTATGAACTGCTGGGGCTGGACACCACCAAGCGCCTGCTGACATGGAAGGCGAAGTTCCAGATCAGCCGCCTGATGGGGGATGGCGTGTGCATCCAGAACGCCTGCATCTACGCGCTGGGCGTGCGCTCGACCTCGACATCGCCGTATTTCTCGACCATCGGCGATTGCATGGCTTTCAGCGTTCCGTCAGACCAGCAGGCCTACCCCTGCAACTCGCCTCAGCGCCTGGTCCTGATGAACCAGAACCTGCAGCCTGGAGACATTGGTGGATACCCGGCCTCCGCCGAAGGTTATCCGTCGAACTACCAGCCAGCCCTGTCGTACTGCGTCGACATTGGCTACCCCGGTGGCGCGCAGGCCTGGACCAAGTTCATGGCGCGACCGACGAAGCCGAACTATGGACTGGACGGCGCACAGTTCGCTATCGTTCCGCGCCAGCCTGCCACTAACGCCGTGACCCGCGACCCGCTGAAGCAGCCGTTCGCCGCCAACTCGATCTGGAACATGCCCATCGGCTCGGGCGCTGTGTACGTCCCCGCTAATCTCGACCCGAATCCGGCCAACAACCAGTACGCGTACATGCCAGCCGGTGACGAGGAGCAGATCGTGCTGACGCCGACCGCGCCGCTGACCGACATCAGGTACAGCAGCGTCGCGTGGAGCGGTGGCGACCGCTGCGTGAGCGGCGGCGCGGTGCTCACTCAGGTACCGATGCCGTCCAACTTCGTGGTGCCGAACTCGACCCACAACAACGGTGCATCGTTCCTGATGCCGGACAACCGCACCATCGTGCAGGTCCAGCCGCTGGCGCGCTGCACCGCTGGTGGGTACGCAACCGCCCTGACTAATCCGGTCAGCGTGGACCTGTACGGCGACGGCATCGCAGGCATGCACGGCGGATCCGGACTGTCCTCCATCGGCGGCTCGATCCGCGTAGGCGAGCTGCGCCCTGGTCAGCAGGGGCCGAAGCACGCCCTGAAGATCAACGTCTATGCGAAGGGTGCGCTATTCAAGGCAACCATCCGTGCCGAAGGTTTCCGCTGGCCCGCCACCACCTGTGACAGCTATGCCATAGGCTGGTATGGAACGGACGGCGACAACACGAACACTGCCATGAAGCAGGGTTCGCTGCTGGCGATTCCGGCCAATGTGTCCGTCGACTCGCTTGGCCTGGTGACCGAGCCAGCGAAGCAACTGGCATGGACCCTCCAGAACTATGGTGGGTACATCGTGGACGACACCTACGCACCGGGCTTCAACTTCAGCGTTGAAGAGGGGCCGGGCGGCAGCAAGAAGGCCGAGTTCCTCGCCGACTATGGTTTCGCCTTCGACCAGAAGGTGGAAGCGCAGAGCACATGGGTCAAGGACATCCAGAAGATCGTCGCAGCCCTGCATGTGGTCGACAACAACGGTCCAGGCAACATTGGCGGCGGTGGCACGCCACGTCAAGCCTTGGCACAGGCGATCAACGCGCCGGCGCCATAGCGTCTTCTCGGCAGCGATATTCAGCCAGAGCCACCTTCGGGTGGCTTTTTAATGGGATACCTATGGATATGACATGGGAGCCGTACCCGCTTGACAGCGTACGGGCTACGACGGTGTTCGTCCATGCGGCGACCCCACTGGAGGTTTTGCAGGGCACGTCAACGACTCCGTACGAGATCACGCGGTTCTGCACGTCGGTTCGACAGTCTCCGAACGAGGTGTCTGTTGGGCTGGCATGGCACGACGAACTGTACGGAGAAAACCAGCCGCGATTCGGCCAAATCCTTGAGGTCAAGCTGGAGGAGCGTGGTTTCTGGATCGGGATTATCCAGTCAATCAACGATTTCCGCCTGTCGTCTGGCCAGAAGTCGATGACGCTTGTCGCGCGATCGCGCGATGCCTCACCGCTCTGGCGAGAAACGCGTCGCCTGACTGATATCTACCCGGTATCGACGCCACTCGATTACATTGCGCGCCAAATCTGCCGCGGAATCGGAGTTGCCGACGCCGAGATCGGCCCGCTGAATATCCCAGGCTACACGGTGCACTCGAACACGCAGCTGGCCGACCTGCCGCCGTGGCAGATGTTGACGGTCCTGATGCAGCCTTCGGGACTTGAGCCATACGTCGATGCGCTTGGACGACTGAAGTCCATTTCGCGTGATACGACGCGGGCGGCAGACATCGAGTTGGCTGACAACACCCGGCTGCTCAGCGTGAATGGCTCGAAATCGCGTTCACCGGTTACCGAAGTAAAGATCAAGTGGCTCGACCCGAATCTCACTGAGGTCTCGCAGCAGGACCGGATCCTCGACAAAGCTACGATGACGGCAGGATTTTTCAAGTTGAGGCTGGAGCGCGAAGTCACCTTCAGCCAGGACGGCACACAGCGTGCGCGAAACACGCATATGGTGGTGCGGCAATCGGCTAACGCCGGCCTACTACCCGTCTGCAGTGAGAACTACAGCCAGAAGAGCATCACTTCCGGGCAAATCGTGCTGACGACGTCCGCATGGGCGCCGGGACTCGCGACAGCATCCATCGCAGCAAAACTTCTGGCACACAAAATACCCGACGGCGTGGTTGGCGGCATAACGATCCCAAGGGGACGCATAGTAGAAGGTTTCGCCGACGTCTCAATCATGGTGACGATGATGTCGATCGGAACCGGCGTCTATGAAATATGGGGTACGCCCTACGACATGGTGCATGCCCGGAATACCACCACAGCCTACGGCAAGACCGTCAAGGATTGGGAAGTCAACGTCTCCGAGATCGAGAACGACTTCGTGATGAACCAGGAGCAGTCCGAGGGATTCGCGGTCAGGGAACTGACTTACTCCTACCGCGCCGCCAGTTCCTACAACATCTCGATTGTCGATGACCCGCGTATCGAACGCGGCGACATCATTTCACTGAAGGACGGTAGCCGCGTGTACGTCACGGACTATGCACGCGACCTGTCGCATGGCTCGCCGGCGAAGCTCGATATCACCGGATTCAGGTGCTAAGGCCATGAGCGTACTTACCTATCTGATCGAAGCGCAGCAGCGCGATTCGCAGCAGGAACTTGACGGCAAGGTACTCACCCGGCCGACGCTGAGCGTGACCGATGGACTATCCACGACTTACGCATGTGACGTCGACATCGGAATTACCAACCAGCAGGGCAATGACCAGAGTACGAACCTGCTGAATGTTGGCTCTATAGGGTCGGTGCTGCACAACGTCCCGATCGCACGCGGAAACATGGACGTGATCTACGCCGATGCCGGGGCAGCAGTTCGCCTACGACGGTCCGCTTCCGGGCGCTACGAAATCATCGGCTTCTCGAAACAGATGCCAGGCACGTATATCAGGGTCCCGGTCGATCTTGAAGACTTTACTTTCGGCGCGATCGAGGATCTATCGATCACTTCGCGCGCGGTTGCCTATGGGGACCTGGTCAATTTCGGCGGATACGGAACCGCAGCATACGGAACCGTCGTTATTTACCAGGGCACCAACTTGATTAAGGTCACGGCATGAACGAACTTCAGACGTTTAGCAGCGGCGATACCAACTACATCCAGAAGCACAACGCCAACTATGCCAACCTCAAGGCGGCGGTTGACGCGTTGGAAACTAACCTGGCAGCACAGGTCGCCGCGGCTTCGGGCCCAGGCTCGGCATTTGATGCACTGTTTGGGCCAACGGCGGCAATCATCGGCGCTGACAGTTATGCCATGACTGGTAGTGGCGATGTCCTTACCGTAGCTGCCGGATTTAACTGGAAGCCATCAATCCCGATGGTGGTGCGTAACCCGGCGTCGACAACGCTGTCCTTCACTGGCCTTGCTGCAGGCACGTACTACATCTACGCGGACAAGACAGGCGCACCGGTGCGTAGTACGACCGCCGGCGCCGAAGATATTTACTCGGTAGCGTGGACTGGATCGGCTTTCGGGGCGATCGTGCGTCTCGCGCCTATCGTGTGGGGGGCAGCAGACGATTTTGCGGCTCAGGTTAGCGCAGCACTCGGCCAGACGTTCACTACTCTAGACGCCCGACTGGAAGCGGGCGAGGCAGCCGCAGCTGGTGGCGCCTTGGCGCGTGCGTGGCAAATCGGAAAACTAGACAAGGATATCTCCGGCAGCACAGATGTCACGCTGTCAGCGGTAGAAGCGAACAACACGGTGATCAACCTCACCGGGGCGCTGACTGCCAATATCAACGTAATTCTTCCCGTCGGAGCCAACTCCAGGCTATGGGCCGTCACGAACAACACAATCGGCGCCTATACGGTGACGATGAAGGGTGCTTTGGGGGCTGGCGCAGTAGTTGCACAAGGTAGTAAAGCACTTTTCGGACAGGATGGCACAAACGTATTTGCCTTAGGGCTCAGCCAGCAGGCGATTAATGATGCGGTCACCGCACACGAAGCGGAGCCAGACCCGCATCCGCAATATCTGACGCAAACCGAGGCAGATTCGCGCTATACGTCGTCAACAGCCGCGACAGGCGTCTCAAGCGTGAATGGTCATGCAGGAGTAGTCACGCTAGGGGCGTCTGACGTTGGAGCGGTGGCAAGTAGCGCGCTTGGCGCAGCAAACGGCGCAGCATCACTGGATTCCGGTGGCAAGCTGCCAGCTTCTCAGTTGCCGGACCTGGCAATCATTGACTTTCTCGGCACTGTGGCGAATCAGACTGCCATGCTTGTCCTATCCGGCCAAAAAGGGGACTGGTGCGCACGATCGGACAACAGCAAGGTCTACGTCATCACCGGCTCCGATCCGACGCAAGTAGGGTCGTGGACTGCGCTGAGTTACCCAACCGGAACAGGGGGCACGGTCACGAGCGTGGCGCTGACCACGCCGGGACTCTTATTCAATGTATCCGGATCTCCTGTAACCGGCGCTGGGACATTGGCGTTCTCACTCAAGACCCAGACCGCCAACACGTTCCTGGCTGGGCCGACGACGGGCGCGGACGCCACGCCGACGATGCGCGCACTTACCGCAGCCGATCTTCCGGTGATGGTGGCATCTGGGGCGGGTCACGCAGGCGGGGCGGTCCCCGATCCAGGGTCGACTGCGGGGACAACAAGGTATCTCCGCGAAGACGGTACATGGCAAGCCCCATCAGGCAGCGGAACACCGGGCGGATCGACCACGCAACTTCAGTTCAATGACGCCGGCGGTCTTGGTGGTGCCTCGGCATTGAACTGGGACAAGGCGAACAACATCCTCTATGTCGGCGCTGGAGCAACAGCTGGCAATATCCAGGGCGGCGCTCCGGCAGCAGATATCAGCACCGGAGTTTCCGTCACCGTCAAAGGTGGTACCGGGGGTGTCACGAACGGAACTGGAGGCGCGGTCAATATCACGGGCGGAACTGGTGGTGGCGGTAGTGCGGCGGGCGGAGATGTCGTGATCACTGGTGGGCAAGGCGTTGGCGCCGTGACCAGCTCTTCTGTCCGCATCAATGGCGGTCCCGCTCCTGCCACTGCCGGATCCAGGGGCGGCGGCGTACTCATTACCGCAGCAAACGGAACTTCTACCGGAACCGGCAGCGGGGGCGGCGATGTCACTATCACGGCCGGCAACACCGTTGGCACGGTCGGAGCCACGGCTGGTGGCGTATCCATATCGGCAGGCAGTGGGAACAGTTCGGGCACCAGCCTCGGCGGATCTGTCACCATTAGCAGCGGCAACGGCGGTGCCAACGTCAATGCCGGCGCAGTCAACATCACAGGCGGATCGGGCGGTACCACTAACGGTATCGGTGGCGCAATCAACATCACGGCTGGCAGCTCCGGAACATCTAAGGACGGCGGCGTCGTCACGATCAAAGGCGGCACTGGTGGCACAACTACTGGTAACGGCGGCGCGGTCAACGTAACTGCCGGCTCGCCGGCTGCGGGTAACGGTGGCGCGGTAAATATCACCGCCTCCGCTGGTGTCGGCACCAACAAGAACGGCGGTAACGTCAATCTGACGCCGGGCGCTGCAACGGGTACCGGGACCCCCGGTAACGTCGTCCTCAACAACAGTGGAGCGGCCCTTGCAACAACGGCAATCGGCGGCTTCACTTGCATCCCGACCTGTGCCGGCGCCCCAACTGGTACGCCGGCCAATATCCCGACCGGGACTGTGCCGATGGTGTTCGACACTACCAACTCAAAGTTTTGGATTTATACCGGTGGCGCCTGGAAGGGCGCTGTCCTCTCTTAATCCCTGAAAGGGCAACATGAATATCGCCATATCGATCACCGATCCAAAGCAACAACTTGGACTGCAACGAGCCCTTGCGGCTCAGAACGCGCAGCGCTCGACCCCATTGACCACGGACGAGTTCGTGCAGGGGCTGGTCGCGGACATATGCGCGGCGTTCGCCCGACAGCATTTGGTTACGCAGATGGACCGCATCACATGGCTCAAGGAGCGATTCACGCAAACTGAGCGAGCAGCTATCCGGCAGGCAGCAATGACCAATGGCGGCATCGCAGACCTGTGCTCGCTCGTTGATGGCGCAACGGTAGTTCATTTTGATGATCCCGTAACGATCGGCGGAGTCGCGGCTCTTGAGGCCGCTGGTCTGATCGCTCCTGGCCGCGGCGCTGAGATCCTGGCGATGTAATTACAATCCATCCTGTTCGAATGAGCCGCCTACGGGCGGCTTTTTCTTTTCCGAGGTCGCTATGGCGCGTGTTCGTCTCTTTGGTATTTGGCTGGTGTGTGTTCTTTGCGTGGCGCTCGCGGTGCCATGGATGTTCGTTGCTATCCTGACTGGCTCGCCGCGGGCCTGGACGTTCGCCAAAGCCTTTGATCGCGTCGGCAACGTAACGGCTGGCGGCATCGACGAAGAATACCTGAGTGAAAGGGCGCAGCGCGTCCGAAAAGAGGGCAGGCGATGGGCGTGTGTGCTTTGCAGGCTACTCGACGTTTTCGACAAGGGGCATTGTGACCGCTATTAACACGAATCCTTGCTACTGCTGTTCAAAATAGGTGAATATACGGTTGTGTCCGGTAACTCACAGGAGTGCAACCGTATGATATTGGCTAACCTCAGTGCATGGCGCGCTCGGCCGCTATCGCACAAGCTGAATTTCCCTGAGTTGGTGGTCGCCCTCGGAATCCTCGTTGCTGAGCTTGTGCTTGGGTCAATACTGGGGTTTGAGTTCGACTACGAGATTAACCTCCGATTAGCCTTGCCGCTTCTAATTGGTGCTGCGTTATCTTCAATACTGGGTCTTAGTCGGCAAATCATAGATACGTTTTACTTCGTTGGACTGTGGCTCATCGCAGTTGCGGTTGGTGGACCACTTGCATACTTCGCGGCCATGCCAGGATTTGCGCTACAGGACACCACTTTGGCAGCGGCGGATCGTTTGATCGGATTTCACTGGCCGGACTGGGCAGCATTCATCCATTCGCATGCCCTTATCGAGAAAGTGCTGAAATTGAGCTATGCAAGCATCGGGCTCCAGGCGTTTGCATCGGCCTTCTACTTCGGTGCGCGCAGTATGACCGTAAGGAATCTTGAGCTGTTTTGGATCGGGCTGGTATCCCTATCGATTACGCTAGCTGTGTTCGCGCTCTACCCAGCGCTTGGACCGATTCCATTTTTCAATGTTAAGTCCGAGACGGCGCCGTATCTAGCACACCTGCTGCAGCTTCGCGATGGGGCGTTGCACAGCTTGATTTCCGAAAAAATGCAAGGCCTCGTGTCCTTCCCGTCCTATCACACAGCTTGCGCTTGCACGTTCATGTATGTGCATCGCCGGCAGCGTTACCTATTCCCCGTGGTAGTTGCGCTGAATACCCTGATGCTGCTGTCTACGCCGTCGACGGGCGGCCACTACCTGATTGATATCCCGGCCGGGTTCGTCGTGGCGGCGGGATCCATCGCGATAGTGCGTTATGCGCTTTCGAAGAGGCTAAAACCAAATATCAACAGATATTAATTCAACTTCGCCGGCAACAGCCGGCAGTCACTTCCTCAACCAGCCCGCCATGTGCGGGCTTTTTTACGGGCTCACCGTGAATGATCAACTCAACCAAGTAGAAGCCCTCGCTACCGCAAGGGTCTCCATCGCACGCCTTGAAGTGGAGGTGGCGCATTTGCGCATGGGCCTTGCGGCCGTCGAAGAGAGTAACCAGCAACTGACCGCCAAGCTCGATCAAGTGCTGCTTACTCTTTCCGAGGCCCGGGGCGGCTGGAAAACACTGATGGTCGTTGGCGGGGCTGCCTCAGCCGTCGGCGCTGTCATCACATGGATCGTGCAGCATTTCTACAAGGGGTAGGGCATGCGGATCAATCTCGTAGATGACTGGCGGACGATCCTGCGTAAAGCGTGGTCGGTGAAGTTCAATGTGCTCGCAGCAATCTGCAGTGGCGCCGAGATTGCGGTTCAGATCTGGCAGCCGGCAGGGGTTCGCCCAGGCGTCTTTGCGAGCATCGCGGTTTGCATATCGATCGCCGCGGCTGGCGCCCGGGTGATGGCACAGAAGGAGCTTAGCAATGACGCCAAGTAGACCGGGTAAACGCGGCCTCGCCGCCATTGTCGGATCCGTCGCAGCTGCTAGCCTGCTCGTATTCACGCCAGCCCAAGAGGGCGCCGTCTACGCTACTTACAAAGACGTTGGGGGCGTGCTTACCTACTGTACGGGGGCGACGGAGGACGCGCAGTGGGGCAAGACCTACTCGCCTGCAGAGTGTGCGGCCCAGCTTGATCGCGACCTCGAGCGACACGCGGCAGGCATCGCCAAGTGCGTGAATATGGATCGCCTCACGGACGGGCAGCGCGTCGCATTCGTGGATGCCGCTTTCAATATTGGCGTGCCGGCGTTCTGCGGGTCGAGCATGGTGCGCAAGACAAATAGTGGCGACATGCGTGGCGCCTGTGATGCGCTCTTGCTCTGGAACCGGGTCGGCGGGCGCGAAGTGGTCGGGCTAACAAAGCGACGGCAGCGCGAGCGCGAACTTTGCCTGAAGGGACTGACATGATCGCCGCCCTCATGCTGCGCTTCTCGCCGTACAGGCTGCTGTTGGTCTTGGCCATTGGCTTCGGTGCAGGCTGGCTCGTCAACGGCTGGCGGCTGCACTCCGCGCTGGCCAAGGTCGAGGCAGCACACGTTAAAGAGAAGGCCGATCAGGCGACTGCCGCTATGAACACACTGAAAGCCGACGCCGACAAGATCCACCAGGCGGCCACCGAGTACACCGGCATTCAGAACACACTCGCGCCCAAGATTGCGGCGCTCACGAAGGAGCTACGCAATGCGCCTCGCCTCCCTGTGGATTGCAAGCCTGACCCTGTACGGGTGCGCAACCTCGACTCCGCCATCGACGCCGCCAATCAGGCCATCCCTCGATAGCGCGCTCGCCGCTCCATGCCCGGCCATCGTAAAACCTGACGCGCCAGATTACGACGTATGGCAGCTGTGGGCGATCGATCTGCTGCACCAATACGCCAACTGCGCCGCCCGCCATGCCAAGACCGTCCAGGCTTGGCCTAAGTGAAGGAAAAGCATGACCAAAATTCTGTTCATCCCAGATAGCCAGGTGAAGCCCGGTGATGATCTTAGCTTCCTGACGCGAATCGGTCACTACATCGTCGACAAGAAGCCTGATGTTATTGTTCATGCTGGTGATTTCGCGGACATGCAAAGCCTGAGTAGCTATGACAAGGGTAAGCGCTCCTATGAAGGGCGAAGGTACAAAGCCGACATAAAGGCTGCGCATGATGGGATGGAGGCGCTTCTAGGTCCGCTGCGCGACTACAACCTCATGCGAGTGCGGAACAAGAAATCCCCATATCGTCCGCGCATGGTTCTCACGCTCGGCAACCATGAGAACCGCATCAACCGAACCATCGACGATGAACCGCTGTTGGACGGCACCATCTCTACCGACGACCTGATGTACGAGCAATACGGCTGGGAAGTCCATCCGTTCCTCGAAGTGGTGGTCATTGAAGGCATCGCCTTCGCTCACTATTTCACGACCGGCGCGATGGGGCGACCGGCTTCATCGGCACAAGCCATGCTGAACAAGAAGCATATGTCGTGCATTGCCGGCCACCAGCAGGGCAGACAGTCGGCAACTGGCGTCAAGGCAGACGGCCGGCAAATTACCGCAATCATCGCGGGATCCTGCTACGAGCATGCTGAAGAATATCTGGGACCACAAGGGAATAAGCACTGGCACGGCGTCATCATGCTGCACAACGTGAGCAACGGAGAATTTGATGAGTGCTTCGTGCCCCTGCATTACATCAACGAGAGATATGGAGAGGCACATGCTGCGTGAGCGAGCAGAAGTGCACAGCCGCGCCAGAAATGCTGGCTCCGTCATAGCCCGGTCATGGTATATTCACTCAACGGAACATCGGATGAAAGGCTATGCTTTATGTCTCTCGTTGTTGATCAACTCCAATCTTATTCCAATGAGCTGGACAAGGCCGTGATCGCCCTCGGCTCGGACAGTATCAGACTGGAACTTGCGTCAATCCGCACGGGAATTGAGCGAGCTAAGCTGCAGCTCAGCTCCTGTGCTATGCCAGTTCTACCGAAGATCATTTTCGACATCTCCTGACCCGCTAGACCGAAAGCCTACGTTCCAAAGGCATGGTCATCACCCGTGCCGCAACCTCAGCCGGCACTCCGCTGGCGGCAAGCGTGACAGACGTCGCCAGCCAGCCCACCAACGGCAGCAGGATCAGCGCCAGGTCGACCCGGCTGGCGGTGATGTGGTCAATGCGTTCGATCATGGCGGCAGGATACAGCCCGACAGCCGTGCGCTAGTTGAGCTCACGCAGGCTGCTATACTGTACACATGTACAGCATAGTCAAACGCCTACGTGACAAGGGAGTGACGCGCTCCCGCGACGATATCGCCATTGACCACGGTTACGAAGGCGAACTGCGCTTTGGCGCGGTAGGCCTGGTGCCGACCGCAACGCTGACCGAGTCCGACGACGAGCACTTCCGACCTATCATTCCTGCGCTCGAGCACGCGGAACTGGTCGTGATGCGCGTGGACATGATGATGTTTCGCGGTATCGAGCGGGACAAGAGCGGGGCAGGGTACGAGCAGGAGTGGTCAGTTAGAATCGTCGGGTACTAAGGCGCAGTAATCACATCGCCTCCAGTTACTAAAATACAGGTCTAAGTCCTTGTTTACATTGGGCCTATACAGTGGGCGAAGGTTGGAATGTTATAATGCTTGATTCGGCATTAAGCCTTTGATCCATTTCAGAAAACTTTCATCTACGAATGTTAAGTACAGCCAAACACACGAACTAGCATCCATGCGGGTTTCAGCGGGTTTTACAGAAATCCGTAGAAAATCCTACTGAAATCGTCACGCAGCAATTACCTGCCAATCGCCCCTGAGATCATGATATTTGTCGGTCATTGCGGCGGTTTTGTGACCGAGCATCGACTGAGCAAAGGCAGCACCGAATTGCTCCCGGTACAGGCGCTCGGACAGGCTCCGGATCTCATGGAAACTCGGCGGGGTGCGCCCCTCGGCCGCCTTGATGCCGGCAGCTTCACGGGCATTCTGGAAAGCATTCGACAGGCCGTTACTTGTCACCCGATCACCGGGCTTGGCTGATCCCTGATGTTCGACGTGGTGGACGAGATACTGCGTAGTGATCAGGTCCCTACATGCCTGCACTGCCTCACCGATAGATACGCCGACCTTGGCCAACCGAATATCTCCGCTCAGCCGGAGTTTGACGGTCCCGTTGCTCTTTCCTTGGGTGACGTGCAAATACCCTTCGCGCCAGTCCGAGAACTTCATGCTCGCGATGTCGTCACGGCGTTGGGCCGTGGTCAGTGCCAAGTACATAGCGCGCTGGAGCCACCGTGGCGCTTTTGCATGGATTGCGTGGAACTGCTCGAGTGACAGACGCTCGCGCTTTACCTGAGGCCGCGGCGCCCTGGTTGCGGAGACTGGATTGCGACCAACGTCGATCAGACCTTGCGTTTCGGCCCAGCGGAACACGTCACTCATGCGCGCTCGCACAGCATTGGCTGTCGCTTCTCCGCTTTCTTCCTCAACTTCCTCCAGAAACTTCGCCACGTGCGCTGTGGTGATATCCTTCAGCCGGCGCTTGCCGATATCCGCCTCTGTCATCTTTTTGATGTACATCGTGCAGGCGCGAATCGTGTTGTCGCGAGGCTTCTTTTTCTCCAGCCACAGTTCCTTGTAGACTGGTAGCCAACCCTCAAGCGTGTATTCCGTCTTGCCCATCACCCAATCGACCAGCGATGACGGCTCACGCGTTGCCAGTGCCGCATTAGCCTTGCGCGCCTGCTGCACGGCGTGCGCTTTATCCCGCCCAAGCCCTTTTTGCGTCTTCTCGATCGGGTTACGGTAGTAGAAGTACCCTGCCGGGTTCTGGTACAGGTTCGGCGGCAGGGCACGGTTCTTGGCTAAACGTCTACGGCCCATCTTAGTCCGCCACGTATTGCGCGTCCCGCTTCACTTGCCAGGACTTGCCAATCTTCTTTGGCTGGGGCTGTATCCGGCCATCGTGAACCCAGCGGAGTAGGGTGTTTTCGTGCGGGATCTTCGAGAACATCATCGCCGCCCACTCGCGGAGCGTCACGTAACGTGACTGCACGACTGGTTTTACTGCTGGCATATCACTCCTCCTTACAGTTGCATACTTCATCGCCTTGGGCGCAATCTCCGTCACAGCAAGGCGCCTTGATCAGTTTGTTTGCTGCCCATGTGCCGAGCAGCAGAATGGCCGCGAATAGTAGCGCGTCAATCATGCCGGCTCCTTCCCGGCTTTGGTGTGAGCGCCAATAGATGCGCGCAGTCGGTCGGCGCGGTCCTGTTGTGCGTTGGCAAAAACGGTGCGGCCCTGCTCGCGGTTGTGCTTCGCGCCCGATTCGAATACAGCAGCGGCTTCTTCGGCCACATCCCGTAGGCGCTCGACTTCGGCGATCAGTTCAAGCACAGTAGCGGGGGAAGCAGCGGCGATGAATGCGGCGTTGGCCTTGGTACAAACGATGTCGCCCACGCCTCGGTAGCAAGTCCCACTAAGCACGCCGCCGTCCTTCCCATCCGCGCCGGTCAGGCGCAACGTGCTATTGCTCGTCCACCATTGCCACGGTCCGGGCGTTGCCGCCAGTGCCAGCGCCTTCATCTTGCCGAGGTCCATTTACGTCTCCTTGGTGGCGAGATTTACGCTGCTTGCCTCAAGCAGTCGCCATGCTGTTGCAGCCACGATTGGAACCTGGCCGTTGCCAGTGGCTGCGAGTCGGTCCATCCGATGGGCCAGCCCATTAACCATTCGTGATTCGTCGGGGTAGGTTTCCCAAATGCGCGGACGAACTCGCGCGCGCACTTCCATTTCTGCATTGACTTGGCCGCATAGTTCGCCGTACAGGTCGGTGTATGCACGAAGCCAATATCGTTCCCGTTCATGGTCTGCACCCACGTTTGACGCGGAAAGACCGATGCAACTGACCTCGTAACCCATCGCTTCGAGGTCTTCCGCCGCTCGGTCGATGGCGCGCCGCTGGACGTTTTCGGCGAATACGTACCGGGGAGCGACATCTGCCACGATCCGTCGCATCTCCGGCCAGAGATCGTCTGCAACGTTTTTCCCCGCAGCTGCGCTGGAATAGGCTTGACAGGGAAACCCGCCTGAAACCACATCAACAATTCCGCGCCATGGGTATCCGTCGAAGGTACGAACATCATCCCAAACTGGGAACGGTGCAAGATGCCCTTCATTTTGTCGCTGCATGAGTCGTCGAGCGCAGAAGGCGCTGTATTCCACGGAGACGACTGTGCGCCATCCGAGCAGCTTGCCGCCGAGTATGCCGCCTCCAGCGCCTGCGAAAAGTGCCAGCTCATTCACGCTTCCTCCTTTCCATTCAGAGGTGTAGGGGCGGCAGCGCGCCATTCCTCTGCCGTACGGCGAACGCCTTCTGCGGTGCCAGGGTTCTTGAGCGCACAAGCCAGCACTTCAAGCGTGGTCGCCATGCGGTTGCCGATCTCAACTAGTTCATCTGGCGCTGTTCCAGCGGTGCGACCGTCGATGTAGGCGATGAGGGCGTTCATCGGTTTCTCGATGCTCTCGTTGTAAGATCCGGCGCGGTACACATCGCCAGCCAGATCCTCAAACGTTGAATCGTCACCGATGCTCTGCACCGCTCCCCGCGCCCGTTCTGCATCCTTGCGCGCGTTCTCGCTGCCGATAAAGGCGGCACGGGCCTGTTCCAGCTCGCGCTCCAGGTGGCGGATACGCTCGGCAAATGGGGCGATGGCGTCTTGCTGGGCCTGCCGTAGTTCGATATCGGTATACCCATAGACATCGGGATCGCAAAGAAACACTTCATCCGGCAACGGCGGCAGGGGGATGGCTTCGCCATTCGTCCCCATAGGGGCGGAGACAGGAGGGGTGCGGGCATTCCATCCAGCAGTGCAATCGTCGGCGTTTGGCCCTTCGTAGTTCACGCCACATTCGCAAGCCGCCATGAAATACTCTTCCATATCGTGCATCTTGGCAGCGCCGCCACACATCGGGCAAGGTTTCAGTTCATCGCTCATGCTTCCGATCCTTTCTGTGGTTGACTGGCGGCACGACTGATAATCCAATCGACCGCCAAGATGACAACGGCCACACCGACGATGATGCCCGCGATACAGCAGTCGCGTTCTGTTTCGTTCACGTCCGTTTCTCCTTCGCACTGGCGGCGATAGCGGCGTCGAGCACTTGGCGATACTCACCCCATTGGCCCCAAGGCTCGCCGTCGTCCACCATTTGCCATTGTTCAATCTGTTTCTTCGTGTGGATGCGCCACCGCACCGACCAACGATGATTCGCAATAAGCCAGTTGATACGATCGGTATCCGCGCCAGCAGGCGCTGCCTGTGCAGCTTCCTGGCTGGGTGCTGGGGCGCGGCGGCGCAGTTCCTCAATGCTGGGAAATTCACGATCAAGGTATTCGTCCAAGCTCTCGCTCGCGCTTGCCGTGGTGGCCGCAGGGGTGGCGAGAGATTCGAATACTTTGCGCAGGCTCGGTACGCTGGTTGCGGACACCTGCACCGCGTCGAAACCGTACTTGCTCGGGTAGGTGTCGATACCATTGGCATGCAGCGCGGCGATGATCTGCTCGTCGGTCGGTGCTTCGGGCGCGGCTTGCCGGGTGAGTGCGGCGCGAGCTTGCCATGCGTCCCATCGGTCTTGGGTCACTTCGTCGAAGTAGTACCAGCCCGTTACGTCATGCTGCGCGCCATGTTTTTGCGCTTGGGTCAGTTCGGCCCATTCTTCAAATTTCGCCTGCTCGGTGACGCGCTGGTTCTGGTTATCCATTGTTCTGTCCTTTCTCTGCGCCAATGATTTTTGATTCGTAGCCGCTTGCGCGCTCTTTTGCCTGCTTCTGCGAGATGCCCCAACGCCGGCCAAGCTGACTTGCCGTAAGCCATTCGCCGTCTACGAGGTACTTTCGCAACCCGCGCTTGTTGTTTGCCTGGGTTTCATCTGTAGCCCAAACACAGTTGCCCGGCTCGTAATCACCATTTACGTCAAGCCGCTCAATGGATGTGCCGGGAGGGCGAGCGCCCATATCAGCGATGAAGTTTTCAAACTCGCGCCAACGCTCGCAGACCTTGATGCCCCGAGCGCCATAGTCGGCGTAGGCCGATTTCTTCGGGTTTGTGCAGCGCGCTACCATATTCGCCCAGCACTGATGCTCCGACGAGCCGTGCATGCCATGCTTTGTCTTGATCCGTGCTGCCACCTCGCGGGCAAGGCAGCCGCAGCTTTTTGTCGCTCCACGAACGAGTCCGTCAGGATTAACAACATGCTCGTTGCCGCACTCGCACTTAACGATCCATGCGACCCGACCATTCAAGTCTTCTGCACGGCGGCGAAGAACAGTCAGCCGGCCGAATACGCGCCCCGTGAGGTCTTTAAGCGCGCTCATTTGTCCTCCTGCGGGCGCGCAGCATTGCGGATTGCCTCGGCGTTCTGTGCGCCAGCCGACTGTTCGCCGATCTCGATGCCAAGGTTGCGCACCAAGGCATAGTCGTATTCCACATCGCCCGGTTTCAGGCCAGCGAGCAATGCATCGCCCGATGCGCAGATGACTTGGTGCCTGGTAACGACTTGCGCGCCCACTCCTGCGTTCTGTGCGCCGGCCGGGGTGGCGAACTCGATTGCGTCCAACGCTTCCGACCAAGGGCAGTTCATGTTGCTGTGTTCGCCGATGTCCGCGCCGAAGTACTTGGCGATAGCGGCGGCCAGCTTATCGGCCCACTCGGCGTTCGTGTCGCGGTCGCGCAGCGTTTGCTCCCACAGGTCATCATCTGTCGGGCGCGCCACGTCCTTCAGGCAGTGTTCGAACATCGCTTTCGCCTGATCGTCATTGAAAAGGTTTGTGCCGATGGGCCACAGAAGCGGGTCTTCATAGGGCGTGAACGAAATGCCACTATCTGGCGAGAAGTCCTTCGGCAGCCTCCAGCCGAGAAAGCGATTTACCGCCGCACGGATGTCGAGCACCGCTTTCGCCTTTTCCGGCATGGCGTTCTGTGCGCTGGCAGGAGCTACCGGAGCGGCGATCTTGGCGCGCGCATCCCACGCCAGTCGAGCCACGCCGACACCGCTGTAGTCGTTGGCGTGCCACCACTTGAAGAACTCGACTTCTTCGTTGATCGGCTCGGCCTGAGCCTGTCTTGCGAGGTGGGTTGGCACTTCCCCATGCGCGATCTGCACGACTTGGCCCATTGCTTCAGTGCCGCTGAGCGAGCCCATCGCGTATCGCATGCAGATCTGCTGCAACGCGAGAAGCAAGTCGCCGCTCGGTTGCTCTGCTTTCGGTTGGCGTGCGAGGTGATCGACGATCAGGCGCTTCGCTTCCCAGTCATGCTCCGGAAGGTCGAAATGGCGCAGAATATCGATTACGGTCGCGCGCTGCGTTTTTGCTTCGTCATGCCAGCTCCGGACCTGCTCGATCAGATTCGCCTTCTCTGCATCATGCCGTGCGAGGTGCGCAGCAATCGCAGCGCGCTCGATGGCGCGGCCGACTGCCAAGCCCAAGCACGGGCCGAGCCCTTCTTTATGGCAAATTTCGACGATCTGCTCATCTGTCAGATCGCCGGCGCCGTTTTCTTCGCTCGTTATGCCGCCCTGGCGCGCTGCTGGCACCTGCTCCAGAATCGCCTGCACGCAGTCGAGGAAGTACCCGCGCTTGAAGGTGAGCGTGTCGCCTTCGGTGCGGCTGGCCCACTTCTCGCCGATCGCCAGGATCTGCTTGTCGGCAGAGGCTTTTGTTTCCTCGTCCCACTTCAGCGGCTCAGTCGGCAATTTGTCTTCGATGCGGCGCTTCTGATTCGTCATGTCTTCTCCAAAGGTCTCTAGGCGTGCTGTCTTGTATTCGGGGTATAGGGCATCAGCCGTGTAGCGAACGCGAGCAGTCATATTGGCGCCTCAGGTTCGAGGCCCAAGCTCCTGCGCAGAGCGTGCAGTTCGGACGATCGCTTGTGTGTGCGCTCCATGTACTGCAGCAGCAAGGTTTGCTCCTCCATCGCGTGAACGCGCCACTGAACAGCCGTCATGCGCACCGGCTTCGGGTCGACGCGGTCGCAGTCGCAGCCGATCGACAAACCAATGTCTTCCATCAGGCGCGACTTCAATGCGCGGTATGCGGCAACATCTGGGTTCCATGCCTGCAGGCGGGCGAGGGAGCCTTCGTAGCGTCGACGAAGCTCAGCCTTAGCGCGCTGGCCAGCTTCCCACTCGGCGCACCGTTTGGCGTAATCTGCGTCGCAGGCAACCTGTGCCGCGGCTTCGTCCATGCCTTCGAGCTCGACCAGGTACGCCCGCGCTTCCGCCAGTTCCGCAGCAAGCGGCGATTCGTCGTCGCTCACCACCAACGTGGAGCTACTCAGCCCCAGCTGCGAACCCAGCATCGTGGCACTTTGGAGCACGAACTCTTCGAACGTCACTCCCCGCGTAATCGCTCCTGCGCATCCTATTGGCATGGCATACCTCGTCTTTGTCAGGTGAAATTCATTAGTTGGTCAATCACGTTGTCCAGATCGTCCCTGGTGTAGTTACTTAGAATCTTCGCCAGGATCACGTTGATCACGGCGCTGTAAAGCTTGTCGAACTCGTCCTGCTCCATGTTCGCGAAGCTGATCGACTTGGCTACCACGCGAACTTCACCCTTCAGGGTCATCGTTGTCTCGTAATAGCCGGCCAGTACCGTCACGTCGTTCCGAAACTGGTTGAAGTTCTTCGCGACCTTCTCGCCCTTGTAAGTGGCCTCGGTCGGCTCCCATGCTTCGTAGGCCAGGTTCAGCAGAGCAAAGAGCTTCTTGTGGAACTGGTAGTTCCGCATGCGCTTGACCTCTGCGCGAACCGGCGCGCCTAGCTTCAGGCCGGCGATGTACTCGGTCGCTTGTGGATCGCAGGGGATTAGGGCGCCACTCGGGGCCTTCATGAGCACGATCATGGTCATGGCGCCACTACCTCCCGCAGCGAAGCGACGTCCACGCGTGCCAGTCGCTCGGCCATCTCGACCATCGACGTGTCGAACGCTTCCGCCAGCACGTAGAGCATTTCGGCGTCGGTCGGAGCATCAGCCATCACATCGGCCATGTCGGCCAGGCGAGGGTAGTCGCCATTGCGGGCGTCGCGCAGGAATTGCGCTGCCATTTCGTTTGCGTGGTCGAGGGTCATGCTGCCTCCTGAAGCAGGCGCACATACTGCTGCACCAGGTTGTCGAACTGGCCGAGTCTCTCGACCATCGCGTCAATAAACTCCTCGTCGCGGAAGATGCGCTTGACGAACAGGTCCTTACCGACGGAGGCGAGATCGGGGACATACATGATGAAGTCGCACCATTTGCGTCCGGTGATCCAGAGTCCGCCCTGCATCTGGTGGTCGTATTCGGACGTATCGCCAGTCGCCCACATCGCGAGGATTTTGCTGCTGTCGATCGGTGCCTTTATCTCGATCAGGCCGTCATCGTCGACCAGGCCGTCGGTGCTGTAGCCGAAGATCTCGTCGTCGTTCAGGCAGATACCGGCCTCCGTGACGAACGACTGAGTACGGGCTTCGTAGTGCATGCGGGCCAAGGCCTCCATTTCGTGGCCGCGCTCGAGAACCCATGCCTTCGGCGGCTCGCCGTGCGGCTTTCCGCTAATGCGCTCGATGGCCAGGTCGCCGGCATAGCGTTCGGCTACCGCCGTCGGGTCACCGACATTGCGCGTCCCAGACTTCTTCTGGCAAACGCTTATGGCGTCGGCGAAGCATGAGGCGGTGATCTTGCCGCAGCGAGCGGCGAGCCATTCGGCGGTGCCTTGCGGGCATTCGATGAATTTCATTCCGATGCTCCTGCAGTACGTTGATAGTCGGCGTCTTCGGAGCTCATGACAGGGGAGGGCTCGACGACCGGCCTGGCCTCGACATCAACCGTACGGGCAGCTTCCGCGGCGGCACGCAACTGTGCGCGGTGCGCAGCGATCGCTTCCTTGAGCTTCTTGTGGTCTGCCGGCTGGTTCGCCAGTTGGCCGTTGTGGGCCTTCCAGTAGTTCAGGGCGTCGGCGTCGGTCTTCGTGCGCAAGGCCTCGGCGATCATAGGAGCCACGTCGATCCAGTCATCCGGATGATCCTGCGCGAGGCCTTCGGCGTTCTCGCCATTCAGGTGCGTCATGGCGTCATCCAGGCGGTCAGTTTTCGGCCACAGCTTGTAGGCGCGCTTGATCACGGTCTTCTTGATCATTTCGCCTTCGTCGGTCAGCCAGGGGCAGGTGCTCACCTTCTTCTGCAGGTAGGCTTTCCAGGCTTCGGAGCGATCGCGGATGCTGTGCACGTCTTCGATCGACATTGCAGTAGTCAGGTAATCTCCGCTGTGCGTCTTGACGACGACATAGGTGCCAACGATATCGCCTCGGTCCTTTCCGAACGGGTTGAACACGTGCGTGGGCGCTTTGTCAAAGCCGTTCAGGGTGAAGCCATCGTTCTCGCGGACGATCTCGGCCTGGCCCCACAGGATCGAACCCGAGGCGACGGCCAGGTCGAGCAGGCCGATGTAGCTCAGATCCAGGCAGATTTCCATCTGACCGTTGACCTTGCGTGGGATCAGGTACGCCTGCTTACGCGCCGGGTTCAGGCTGATGCCGATCGCGGCGATATTCGTAACGGCGTTGATCACCGACTGGCGGCTCTGCATAGCCACCTTCAGCGTAAACTCGTTCTTCTGCAACTGCTGGATTGCGAAACCAGATTCCCGCTCGAAGCTGATGCTGCGGTCGACCAGGACACGGGAGAAGTCGTCACGCGCTTCTTGTATCGCTCCGGTCACGATTGCGAGGGCATTGCTCATCTGTCTTCTCCTTTTTGCTTTTGTTGGCCGTTAGCTTTGCTGCTGCCCGCAAATCAGGGCGGGCTTACCATCAGAACCACTGTGCAGATCAGCCCTAGGATCGTCAGGCCAGCCAGCTTCACTTTTGCGACAAAGATTTCTGCCTCGGTTACTCGGACGTTTTGTGCGTGGTTCATGGCTTCCTCCTTGGTTGAGTTACCAGCCTTCGATCTGGCGACGCTTTGCGGTCAGTGCGATCTGGCGCTTACGCTCTTCCAGTTCCATCGGGATCGACTGCACGCGCATGACGTAGAAGTGGTCGGCGCGGTATTCGCAGCGGGCCAGCTGGCGGTCAGTCCACCAGAGGATCAGCGGCTTGGTGATCTTGCGCACCAGGCGGCGGGCGATGCGGGTGGCGATCATTGGGCACGCTCCGCTTCGAGATAGGCGGCCGGGTCATCGATGCCAGTCTCTTCATCGAACCAGTCTTCCCAGCCGGGCGTGCCTTCGCCATCCGAGTCGGAACACCAGCGGCGCAGTCCGCCGACGTTTGAATAGTCTGGCTTGATGTTGTGCTTAACCTGGAACAGGTCATAGTCAGCGAACACGGTCATCAGCTTCACACCTTCTTCGACACTTGCCACGGAAACTTCGAAGCAGCCACGCATCCCGAGCTGCGGAATCCACCAGACCTGTAAATCGCCAACTTGATATTTTTGCTCGCTCATCGCTGCTTCTCCTCGCTATCGTTGTTAGGTGTGGCAAACCGGGCTACCATCGCTCTCTCGTGAGTGGCGGCGGTCCTTACTACCCGCTCGCGCTTCCGGTCTGGGTACTAGCCAGACAGATCCAGTCATGCGGTTCACCACATTGAGTCGGACTGAGTTGGCCTATAAAACCGTAGGGTGCGTACGCCCCGCAGCAATCCGACTCAATGTGGTGACTGGCTTACGACCAGTCAGGCGGCCTGCTACTGCTTGAATCGTGCAACTGCCAACTCGTATTGGCGGGAGTACTGCAGTTCGCGCTCGATGGCATTCAGCGCAATCTCTAGGCCGTCGTTGAGACCGTTGATGTACAGACTCTCGTGCTGATGAACGGCGTTGCGAGCGGCCTGCACGACTTTCTGGAGTGCTTCGAGGCGCTCGCTGGCAGCGGGCATGATCGACCCCTCGACGCGCTGCTGGCTAATCTGTGGTGTCACATTCATGTTCTCCTCTCCTTGTCTGTTGAACTGCGCTCTATCGTTTCAGTCACTAGAGCAAGGGGCTGGGCGCTACTCCGGCAGGACTTCCCGAATCGCTAATTGGCCAATTCGCTGCATCCAGGGACTCTCCGTTCCGACTTTTACGGTTCCCTTACTCTAGTAACGCCGTCTAGTTCCGGCTGCCAGGCCTGCCACGCGCCCTAGAACCTGCTTTCGCAGGAGGATCAGGCTTCCATGACGCACATGCCTGCCGGTGTTATCTGCCCCACTACCGGCTTGGGTCGAAAGCAAGAACTACTCACCAACCACTGCTGCTGCACTTACTCGACGCTGATACGGCTTTGCTGGCGCCTCTGCGCGCATCGCCTTGTGTTCTTCCCAGGCTTCGGCCTGAAGCTCTTCGCTGGGCTGCATGTACTGCACGATGGTTCGGATAACCCAATACTTCGCTTCTCGTTCCCACTGCGGGGCAGGGTGGTGCCCCAGGCGCATGTCATCGATCGTGTGGCGCAGTGCGCTGTCGCCGATGTGCTGGAGGCTCAAAACGACCTCCACTGGTGGTCATACTTCGCTGCGAGCATGTCGTAGGCGATGCGCTCGGCATTCGCTTCGCGCCGGGCTTCGTCGTACTGCACGCGCTTCTCGACGTCGAGCCACAGACCCATTTCATCCAGCGCTTCGTCGTCGAGCAGGTAAGTGACGCTTACCTTCTTGCCGACCAGGGTAACGGTAGTGACGACGTGTCCTTCGTCGGGAGTAGCGCGCTGGCCGTACAGGTCCAGCTTCAAGCGGCCATACTCGTAGCCGCTGTACAGGAGTTGTCCGAAGTCGATCATGGCCGCCTCACCGTGCGCACTCGGGCGCCTTGCCGTTGATCAGATGCCAGCCAAGCTGGCGACGCACTTCGGCCGGAGTAGGTGGTGGCTTGTGTTCCACCTGGCGCTGCTGCATCCACTGCCTGATCTGCTCTTTGGACGGCATGACTAGCTCCCTTATTTGGCATTCAGCGTTTTGGAAACTTCTTGGTCGATGTGCTTGATCGTATTCACCAGGAGCCACCCGCTTACGGTTCCGAGGGCGATCCCAAGGAGGATCAGGAAAGCTATTTCGTATGCTTGTTTCATGGTCTTGCCCCACTCATCCGGTACTACTGTTTGCGCTGCTGATGTGACTAACTATACGCGGATGGATAGGAAAGTCAATACGCGGATGGATAGGTTTCAAAAATATTTTTAGTGTGGTGCTGGCGCATCGTTCGATCAGGTGATCGATAGGACGAAAAATGAGAACGCCCCGGAAAGCTGGGCTGGAATGATGTGGATATGGAGTCGGGCGCCAGGCCTGGGGCGGCCTAAGAAGGAGAACTCAGCCGGCGCGGAAGCCAGCTAGACCGCTGGGGGCAATCTTCGGGAACGGTGTATTTCGAGCGAATTTAGCCCTGAATGATTATCACCAAAAGTCACTTTTGGCTAATATGTGCAGCGGTTTAGCATTCTAAATTATTGGTGTTGAAAAACTCTTCAGTTCATGTACACTACTGTACATCCATACAGTAATCACTGGTGAAAAGCCATGTGTTGTGCGGTTACACAAAGAAACAATAGGCGCACAAACCTTATTGCTTTTGGAATAGACTTGGTTACTGCGCAGGTGAAGATAGACGATGCTAAGGTGGAAGACGGTCCAGCACTTCTCGGATCAACTTCTTGAGTTCTTCGTTTTGTTTCTTTAATTCGTCAAGAGGAGAGGCCTGGAGCCGATAAAGGATTTCCGCATTCATGGTGCGACCGTTCCTTTCTGCGGCATCCTTTAACTCTTCACGTAGCGAACGCGGCATGCGAACAGCTGATTGCACGTAGTCCCTTTGGGTTTGCTTTTTTGGGGGCGGTATCGTCATCGCCCAATTTTTGCACTTATGGAACAGTTTCTGTTCAATATGTTTTCATACTGAAAACAGTAAGTGCGAAAAAATTTGGTTTCCTATTGGAATTGAGGGGTAATTACCCTCCTTTCCTAAAGATTGGCCTGTAGAACGAAACGTATAGTTACAAAGACCATAACCGAGCAGGTGCCTTATGCCGAACAATCGCGAAGTCGACAAGCCGGAACAACTGGAGGCGAAAGTGCTGCAAAACTTGCGGATGATGACGCCCGAGGCGCGAGCAGAGCTGCTTGCCATCTCAGCGCTTTACGTTGAATCATTTCCGCTGCACCCCATTCTCCGCCTGATTCGATCCAGTAGCTGAGTTTTCTTCTGTTGTATCTTCTGCAGTACTTACCAGGCCAGCTGCAATCTTCATATAGCTCATCGCAACGCTCTGCTTGTGCTTAGTAAGGCTTCGGTACAAGTCAAGCAGCCTAGCCTCGTCTGCATCAACTCGTTGCAGCCAGGTTTCGTTCACTACAGGTGGTGGGGTGGCTACAGGAATCTCCGTGACCTTGGCAGATCCAGCGCGAGGCGGCTCGCCAGTCCCCTCGTGAAGCCACTCAAACGAGACATTACAAGCTCTAGCCAACTTACGGAGCGTATCCGTTTCAGGTCCCTGCTTAGTCGGTCCCTTCAGGATTCTGTTGATTGTCGGCTGAGGTACGCCCGACAAGCGCGCCAGCGCATTTTGAGAAAAGCCAGCTTTCCTCATCGCCTCATCAAGCCGAGTTGACACTGTTGATGGATTGTTCATCGCGCGATTATCCACGTGCGTATATGTGTCGCGCAAATTTCTATCCAAGCGCGTATTGACTTTCCAATCCAAGCGCGTATAGTTAGGGCGTATGGACAAAGACATCGCGACCCTCCTAGAGGAAATCAGAACTGCATCGGGCTGGAGTCAGGCCAGGATCGCTTGCGAACTTGGCACTACGCAGCCAACCGTAAATCGCCTTCTTCATGGGCAGTCGGATTGCAAGGCAAGCACCTTGATTGCTATCCGAGCACTGCATCAAACACTCATGAGGCGGCGTCGTAGAAGGAACGGTCCGCACTAGCAAAGCACTCCATAGCAATCCCAGTAGTAGCAGTCACCCATCCTTGTAGTCCGTCATAGGAGCAGTGAATGAAGAACCCGAGGAATGTTGTTGTGAAGGCTCTGTTCAACGCCGACGAATTTGTGGCCTTGAACGATGCATGCGCCAGAGAGGACGTGTCACACAGCAGGCTCCTTCGGAAGTTGGCGATGGAATTTGTGAAGCAACGCCAGTCTACCGAAGTTGCAAGCACAGAGAAATGTGCAGGCCCTGGCCAAAAGCTGGCCATGCCAAATCCGCACTCCAGGGTGAACTACGGCATAGCGCCGGTGCGGTTAAGGGTTTGAGGCAGCGATGTACGCATGGCGTGGCTGATTCCCGGTTAGGCGGGAATGTCCTTGAAACAAGGAGCCCGCCATAGCGCGGGCTTCCGATTACATAACACGGGAGGGTTATGACAGAGGAAACCCAAACAGCACTTGAGAGAAAAGTAGTGCGTTACGCCCGCTTGTGGCGAGAGACCGAAAAATCGGCGATATGCGCTACCAAGGAGCAGAAAGAAACCGCGAACACGAAGCATTGGGAAGCAAAAGTAGCTCTTCGCGATGCCGTCGACAGACTGACCAGGAGCGAGTCATGAGTTTGAACCAGTTCACCTCGCGTAGCCGCGATGAAGTGCTCGAAACGATCCAGCGTATGCCGAACATCACGGCAGGCGAGATCGCCAAGGAAGTCGGCCTATCGTCCGGCCGCGTCTTGTCGATCCTGTCCGAGCTGAAGGAACAGGGACGCATCGACTGGAAGATGCTGCCGCCCGAGCAAGGCATCCGCAACAACCCGCGCCGCGGTTATTTCGTCGGCGAGTACCGGGGTTCGGCAATCCCGAAGGCATGGGACGTCCTTGCGCACTTCTTCGGCCGCTTCGCAGAACCAGCAGCAGCGTAATCAAGCCCGATGGCGCGGCACCAACACCGCGCCATCTTTTTCACCAGCGGGAGTCACCATGCAACGTTTTGAGCAAAGCTTTCCTGATCGTCGCGACAGCCTGGTGCGGGGCATGCCATGACCACGTTACGCATCGCTCGTTCGGCGCCGATGAAGCGCACGAAACCGCTGCAACAGAAGACTCCCTTGAAGCGTACCGGCTTCCTGCGCCGCGCCAAGGAGCAGATTACCAAGCGCGTCACTGGCTTGAAGACTCGCGGCCCAAAGATGACGCCTATCCGTCGAGCCGCACGCAACCAGGACTGCCAGCTGCAGATCCTTGGCGTCTGCAACGGCGACCCGGCCACCACCGTCCTCTGCCACTCCAACCTGCTCGCTGCTGGTAAGGGCATGGGCCTGAAGGCGCCAGATACAGAGGCGTGCTTCGGTTGCTCGTCCTGCCATGACGTTCTCGACGGCCGCGCCAAGCGTCCTGCAGGCATGACGATCGACGACCTCCACGAACTCTTTGCTTATGCGCGCGAGCGTACCCACGCCATTCTGCGCGCCAAGGGGCTGATGTGCTGACCTACGAAGTCAAAGGCCCGACCGAGAGCGGCCATTACCTGGTTGGCTACCCGACGCCGGGTGCTGAACATGTCTTCACGCTGGCCGGCTGCGCTACGAATGAGGCGCTTGCTAAGCGCGAGTGCGCGCGTCTGAACGAAGAGCAGGTGGTCGACCGCCGCCAGAGCATCGTCCGCACCGCAAATACGATTTCCAACGACCTGCGCTCCGAGGCAGAAGGGAGCGAGCCATGAATTTCTATCCGTTCCACCTGGGCGACTACGCCGCCCACACGCGTCACCTGAGCCTTATGGAAGACCTGGCGTACCGCCGCATGCTCGACCTGTACTACACATCTGAAGCACCGCTGCCAGCCGATCCTGCAAAGGTGGCCCGTCTGATCGGTATGCGCGACTACATGCAAGAAGTGACCGATGTGCTGTCTGAGTTCTTTGTGAAATCAGATGCAGGTTACAAGAGCGCGCGCTGCGAGCGTGAAATCGAAGCATACAAGGCAAAGGCGGAGAGGGCGAAATCTGCAAACAAGGCGCGTTGGAATGCGAAGCATGACGGGGAAGGATCTAAGCCTGATCTGAAACCAGATGCGAAGTCAGATGTTAAATCAGATGCGGATCAGGTCCCAACCAATAACCAAAAACCATTACCAGAAGAAGAACCCCCCAAACCCCCCGTTGGGGGGCTCACTGTGGTCGCCAAGCCCGAAAGCAAACCCAAGACCCGCGGCGTCGCCCTGAAGACCTTCCTTGCTGACTGCAAGGCGAACGACATTCGACCGATCCGCGACTACGAACCGCTGTGGACCTACACCCGCACTGCCAAACTGCCTGACGACTTTGTCGCCCTGGCCTGGGTCGAGTTTTGCCGGCGCTTTGGTGCTGGAGGCGTGAAGGAGGCGAACGTGCAGAAGGACTGGCGCAAGACGTTCCGGAATTACGTCGAGAACAACTACCTGAAGCTCTGGGCGGTCAATGCCGATGGCGAGTATTACCTGACCACGCAGGGCAAGCAGGCTCAAACCGTAGCGGAGGCAGCATGAATCATCAAGCCGCAATGATCGGCAACGCCACGCTATACCACGGCGACTGTCTCCAGATTCTTTCAAGCTTGGACAAAGTTGACGCGGTGATCGCCGATCCACCCTACGGCATCAACTTAGGCAAGATCAGCGGTGCCGGCCGTAACCGCTGGAATGAGGGCACGAACTACGGCTTCAACATCATCGGCGATGACCATGATTTCGATCCGACGCCGTGGCTCGGCTTTGGCAAGGTCGTGCTCTTCGGCGGCAATCATTTCGGCAGCCGTCTGCCTGATGCCTCCTGCTGGCTGATCTGGGATAAGCGTGATGGCGGCACGTCCGACAGCTGCGCCGACTGCGAATTAGCTTGGACAAACTTGAAGGGCCCGGCCCGCCTGTTCTCGCAGAAGTGGCGCGGCATGGTGCGCAGCGGCGAAGAGAACGTTTCGCGCGGCGCGGTACGCCTGCACCCAGCACAAAAGCCTGTCGCGATGCTGGCCTGGGTCATTGAGCAGTGCAAGCTTCCGGCAGGGGCCGTCATTCTCGACCCCTACATGGGCAGCGCCTCGCTCGGCATCGCTGCGCTGCGCGGCGGGTACCGCTATATCGGCATCGACATCGAGCGCCGCTGGTTTGACGTCGCATGCGCTCGCCTCGAGCAAGAAGTCTCACAAGGGCAGCTCTTCACTCCAGAGCAGATCAAGCAAGAGCAGTTAGGGATATTTGGAGAACTTGCATGAGCGACATCAAACCGCCACCGCACAGCATCGAGGCCGAGCAGAGCGTCATCGGCGCCCTGTTACGCGACAACGACGCCATCGACCGCATGGGTGACCTGCGCTCCGAGCACTTCTACCTGGGCGACCACCAGGTCATCTTCGCCGAACTGATCAAGCAACTGAACGCCGGCCGCTCCTGCGACGTCATCTCGCTGATGGTCGCACTCGACGGCAAGATCAGCGAGCCCGGCAAGTACCTGAACCAGATGGCGCAGAACACGCCGTCATCGGCCAGCATCGGGCGCTACGCCGCGATCGTGCGCGACAAGGCTGTCAAGCGTGGCCTGATCGGCTTCGGGCGCGACACCGCAGATTTGGCGCTCAATTCGCCCGAAGACTCCGGCGCACTGGTCGACCGCGCATCGTCGCGCCTGGAGCAGCTGGCCGTATCTCGCATCACCGTAGAACCCGTCCGCGCTGGCGACGAAATGGCCGCGCACATCGACCTGCTGCAAAAACGCGAGGCGGGCGGCGTCAAGGCGATCCCGACCGGCTACGAGGATGTCGACACGAAGTTGAGCGGGGGACTGCACCGCGGCTGCCTGTACGTGGTCGCTGGCCGCCCGAAGATGGGTAAGACCGCATTCGTCCTCAACATTGCCAACAACGTGGCTGAGGAATACTCAGTCGCAATCCTGTCGATGGAAATGCCGAAGAGCCAAATCCACGACCGGAACCTTGCGAGCCTCGGCAAAATCCCCTTGCAGCACGTGGTCGAGCCGAAGTACATGACCGACGCGGACTGGGCCGGACTGACCGCCGCAACCCTCAAGATCGATCGCCTGCACCTGTACCTCGACGACCAGGGTGGTTTGCGTCTGCTGGACGTGCGCATGAAGGCCAAGGGCGTCAAGCGCCGGCACGGTCTGGACCTCCTGATCATCGACTACCTGCAACTCATGGAAGGCGACGGCGACAACCGCAACGCGCAGATCGAAGGCATCACGCGCGGCCTGAAGTCGCTCTCCAAGGAACTCGACATTGCGGTGGTCCTGCTGTCGCAGCTGAATCGCAAGCTCGAGGAGCGCCCGAACAAGCGCCCGCAGCCATCCGACCTGCGCGACTCCGGTGCCATCGAGCAGGACGCCGACGCAGTGATCTTCCTGTATCGCGATGAGGTCTACAACCCCGATTCGATCGACAAGGGCATCTGCGAGGTCGACATAGCTCTTTGCCGCCAGGGCGCGCCGGGCAGGGTGGCTTTGACCTACCTGGGCGAGTACACGCGATTCGAGAACTGCGCCAGGTGGGTCCAGAGAGCGCCTGAAGACAGGCGCAAGCCGGGTAACGGGCTGTCGAAATATCTGTGAGATGTAGCTAGACAATTTCGCGCGTGAGCGCATAACAACAACGAGGAGCTAAACATGGGACTGGATATCACCGCCTACAAAGGCATCGAAAAAGTTGACTGCGTATTCGATGAAGATGGGCAGCCGCTTAATCCGATCACGCGCGAGGCGCTCGACTACGGCGACGATTATGTCACGCAGGCTTTCATTAATTCAGACTACCCAGAGCGCGCAGAAGGCGTCGTGCATAAGGGCGTCTACAGGGCTAAGGACAGCATGGGTTTCCGTGCCGGTAGTTACAGCGGTTACAACGGCTGGCGCGAAGATTTAGCGAAGCTAGCTGGGTACCCGGCAACGGCCTTCACCGCTTATGGCCGAACCACCCATCGTCACGACGCCGGCGCGTGGGCAGCGAGCGAAGGGCCATTCTGGGAGTTGATTTGCTTCAGTGACTGCGAGGGGGTGATCGGGCCCGTCGTTAGCGCAAAGCTTGCTAGAGACTTCGCCGAATGGGATGAGCGTGCCAAAGCGTACAGCGAAGGCCCGAGCTGGTTTTACGAGCGCTTCCAAGAATGGCGCGCGGCCTTCGAGATGGCTGCTGACAGCGGCATGGTCAACTTCCATTGATCGAGGATCGATCATGAGTACAAAGAACCGCACTATCGACAGGCGCCACATGATCGTCCCGATCGCTCGACTGGCCGGCAAACAGCGGGTAGGGCAGGAAGACGCCGACGATCTGACTTTGCCAACCCTGATCTACCTAGACGCCGCAAAGCGAGGTGTCTGCCCACACGCCGGCTACAACTCGCTGGCGACGACTTTGCTCGCCGCTGCCAGCATCGCATCGCAGACGCAGTCCAAGCGCTTCTACGACATGGTGCATAGCGCCTACAACATGCTTGTAAAAGCCGGCTTGCGTCCGACGCCGCTGCTCGACCTGACGACGACCGAGTACCAGTCAATCCGCTCGGCGATCGCGTGGTACGTGCGCTCGCTGCCAGTGATCGAGATCGGCGTTCTGAGCTGGGCCTATGCCCGCGCACAGGCAATGATGGCGCACTGAGGAGTGTCAGATGGGTGCATCCAAACGTAATGAAGTCCTTGCGGCCCTGCGAACAGCCGAGCAGGAATCGACCTGCCCACACCAGAAGGGTGATGGAACTGCCATGCGCATCCACCGCGAAACCGGAATGGGCGAGCAGAACGTGCGCAACCATCTCCAGAAGCTGGCAGTAGCCGGAGAAGCGCACATCTTCTGCTGGACCGAGGGTCATTCGACCGCACCAGTATGGGTGTCCGGCCCTGGTGAGAATGCCCCGAAGCCTGCACCGATGACCGCAGAGGAACTCAATGCGCGCAAAAGGGAGTCGCGTAGAAGGTGTGATCGGGAAGAAGTAAGGGAGCCGGGTTGGGCAAAACGTGCGACGTACGAGTGCATAGAGCGTGTACGCCAAGTCCCGCAATCGTGGTGCTCGCCATTAATGGGTGCCGTATGAGTCTCTACGGATGCCACAACAAGCCGCGGCCAACTAGCAAAACGACACATCTGGCGCAAAGCGGCTACGTCGACAGTTGGAAGCCGGAGTATGTCGCAACCGCACGCACGCCGGTATGGATCGTGGTGCCGCATGTGATGAGCACCGATTGCAAGTACACCCAGCAGCACGCCAGCGATCCGCAGTGCTCGGGGTGCGTGCACAAGAGCAAGGAGGAAGCGTGAATGAGTTGGCTCTTTTCGCAGGCGCTGGTGGAGGAATACTCGGCGGGCACCTCCTTGGCTGGGAGACCAAGTGCGCAGTTGAACGTGACGCCTACGCAGCACAAGTTCTGGCGCAACGACAAAACGATGGAATCCTCGCGCCTTTCCCAATTTGGTCTGACGTTACAACTTTTGACGGAAGACCTTGGAGAGGAATTATTGATGTCGTATCTGGCGGCTTCCCATGCCAGGACATCAGCGCAGCCGGCAAAGGCGCTGGAATTGATGGCGCCAGAAGCGGCATGTGGCATCACATGGCCCGCATCATTCGCGAAGTACGACCCAAACGCGGGGTCCTCGTGGAGAACTCACCAGTTCTCACTTCTCGGGGGCTTGGACGAGTTCTCGGCGACTTGGCCGAGATGGGGTTCCATGCGGAATGGGGAGTCATATCTGCGCTCGACACCGATGCTCAGCATGAGCGAGAGCGCATCTGGATTGTGGCCTACCCCGACAGTATGCGGGAATTACAACCGACCAGGTGCAAGCCCGACAAGCGGGCTTGGTCTCGCATCGGCGGTGAGATACAACCCGTCAGGAAAACCGATCTGGCGCACACCGAATGCTTCGGATGCAAGCAAGTGGAACAAGGAAAGAATCGAGGACAGGGTTGCCAAAGGGCGTCAGATCCGTCTGAACAACCAGATCTCTCCCGATGGTTCCCAAGCTGGCCAGATGAACCCGGAGTGGGTCGAGTGGCTGATGGGGTGGCCCATCGGGTGGACCGAATTAAAGCCCTTGGCAATGGCCAGGTTCCGCGAGTGGCAGCAGCAGCATGGAGGATTTTGACGTCATGAGATGCCAGAACCCCGATCAAATCTGCGGCATGTGCGTCGACTTCACCCGAAAGGACGCAGAGCCGCAGTACACCGCCCTAGGCATGGGCCGGTGCCACGGCTACGACCAGGATGCCACGTCACCAGTGCGCTACGTCGCTTGGAACGAGAGCTGCATCCTGTTCGACAAGGACAAGGCCAACGTTCATACGCGTCGCCGGTTCGTCGAGAAGTGTCGCGCTGAAGGAGTAAGCGAATGATCCTCGCAATCGACCCCGGCACTACGGAAAGCGGCTGGTGCATCTATGACGGCAAGCGCGTCGTCGACTCCGGCATAACGGCGAATGCCGAGATGTTGTACGCGATCCCTTACGTCCCGGCCGACCGCCTCGCGATCGAGATGATTGCCTCCTATGGCATGGCTGTGGGTCGCGAGGTATTCGAGACCGTTTGGTGGATTGGGCGCTTCACCCAGGCCTATCACAAGCCCGAGGAAGTAATTCGCATCTACAGGCAGGAGGTCAAACTCTTCGTTTGTAAGGATACGCGCGCAAAGGATTCGAATATTCGCCAAGGCTTGATCGATATGCTCGGACCGCCAGGAACAAAGAAAAATCCAGGGCCGACATATGGGATTAAGTCTCATGCGTGGGCGGCTTTAGGAGTTGCGGTGACTGCAGCATCAAAACTTGGAGTCAGCAGCCATGGATAGCAAGACATGCACATCGTGCAGAAATGAATTACCTCTTGATAGCTTCCATATCAATCGGAAGGGGAAGGGCGGCAGACAGGCAAGGTGCAAGGCTTGCACCAGCGCCTTGTACTACCAGCCCAACAAGCAGTATGTGATCGAGTCGACGCGCTTGCGACGCTTAACCGACGAGGGAAAGGCGCGAGAGAAGGAATGGCGAAATGGGAGGCGCCGCAACAATCCTCTCGTTCGCATCGTCCAAGAGGCCAAGGTGCGTGCGACCAAGCGCGGGCTGCTGTTTTCGATTACAGCCGAGGATCTGTCGATTCCAGAGGTTTGCCCCGTCCTGAATATACCTATCGGGATGACGTATGGAGCGCGCTCAGATAACTCGCTCTCAATCGATCGAATTGACAGCAAGAAGGGGTACGTGAAGGGCAATGTTCGAATCATCAGCTGGAGGGCAAATAGACTCAAGAATGACGCCACACTCGACGAATTGCGCGCCATCGTCTCCTACATGGAGAACGCCCTTGGCGCTACTACTGAAGTAGAACAACAGAGGGGGAGATCATGAGCTTCAAAGACAATCCAAAGTTTGCTGAATTACAGATCGAAGTAGAGCGCGACATCACGCCGGGATTACCGGCAGTCCAGCGCGCAATCGAGTTCGTGCGCACTCGCGGCAGGGCGACATCGACCGAAGTTCATATCGTTCTGGGGCTCGATCCGGACGAACTGGCGTCGGTGCACCTTGCTGACGAGTTGGAGCGAGGTGTGCTGGTCAAGCAGGGTAATGAATGGACACTGGGTGCGGCGGCGCTGTCGTCGGTTGGTTTGATTGATGTTGTTGAGCGGGAGGCAGCGTGAGCTATTGCAGATTCAGCAGTGACAATTGGAGGTCCGACGTCTACGTGTATGAGCACGTTAGCGGTGGCTTCGTCACTCACGTGGCAGGCAATAAGCGGATCTTCCCGCCAATCCCTGAGATCCCACTCTCTTGGCTGCCTCGCTTTGGTGGCGAGTTTTCAATGGCGGAGCGGCGGGTTATCTACCCAAGTAGGTGGCATTCGTTCGCCGCCGGATGCTGTTACCGGGCATATGCGCTATCGCATCGCCTTAGCATGTGGTCGCTGAGCGTAATCCCATCGAAGAATATCGGCCTTCCGCATGACGGTGCAGCATTCCATGATGAAACGGCGGGCGAATGCGCGGACCGCCTGCGAGACCTGCGCGCCATGGGTTATCACGTTCCTCAACACGCGATTGATGCGCTGACCGAGGAGGTAGCATGAACGCGCCAACCACCCAAGCAATCCTCGAAAAAGCTCCGCAAGCCGACAGCCCATTCGTCACCGTCATGAAGCTATGGGCGCGCTGGATGACACTAACCGACAGACAGCACGCTGGTGGCTGGGCTCATCCGCAAGACGTTAAGGAGTTCATGCGCGCAGGGGAGGCGGTCGACACGATGGTTAACGATCTGCCAAGTTCGCACCGGTGGGCAATCTACCGGGCGTACGGCATCGCGACCGTGTGGCGGTTCCCGGCTTTGTCGCTTGCCGACGTCGTGATCGAGGCCGAAAATATTTTGACGCCGAGGATGCTGAGAAATGTTGACGTCAGGAGATATTTCAGTTAGGCTACTATTGCTAGATGTCACAACTGCGCTCTAGCGAAACGAAGCCCGCCCCGAAAGGTCAGCGGGTTTTTGTCGTTTACGGCGTCATCTAGTACACGGGCAATAAACCCACTCTGGCACCGGCACGCCGCCAACTGCCGGTGACACCTAAATCATAGGAGTGAGCCATGAAGCGAGAAGGTATCGGTTTGGCTGACGGCATCGGCGGCGCATGAAAATCTCTATGTCCACCGTTCTGATCTACTTCGGCATGCTGATCTTCGATACTGCTGTACTTGGCGGCTTCGCCTACCTCGTTGCCGAGAGGGGCTGGTCGGCATGGTGGATGCTGTTGGCAGTCCTGATGTGCTCTGGATCGAATCCAAGCAAGATTATCGAAGCAAATAAGGAGGCGTCATGCGCAACGAAGGTGCAGGAATCGCCTGAAAATAAGGCCAAGTAGCGCGTAACTTCGGGAGAAGCGCGAGCCTAGGAGAGCCTAGGCGCCACACTGCTGTTGCCTGTTCTTCGGATTGGACCGAGTTTAGCGACGGGCGCAGGCAGCAGCAGTGTGGTAAATGCGTAGGGAATTCCGGTTGATGACCGGCTAAGCCGTAGTCCATTACGCCGTACGCGACGGCAAACTCCTCTTTAGAAGTAATGGCGACCACACGCTTCACTGGCGTAACCAGTGGCCACACAGAAGCGCGCGGCGTGGGTGGGTACACGCGGGTAGTGGAAAAGGATAGCGCTGTCCGCCATGATCCTAAATCCCCGTTCGACTCGGGGCCGCTTCAGTGTGGTGAAAGCGCATAGCTGGTGCGCCTTAGTCCTTGAGCCGTCAATGCTGCAGCATTAAGGAAAGCGTGGGCCGAAAGGTCAGAGACGGACGCCGGAGATCAGCACCGGCCACCACAACCAGTCTCCTCCAACCTACCAAGGCTTGGACTTTGCCGTGACCGCAGAAATGCGCTCGCGGCTTTTTTATTTAGAGGTTCGCCGCACGAAGCAGCGCGGATAGCCTCAACACGATTGAGGCAACCAATGCCGTTCCCGCAAGAGCTAGTAGCCCCGACCTACGCGAAGGGCACGATGCCCGTTGGTACGCCGGTCAAAGTGTTCGCGCCGTATGTGGCGCCTGCATTTACCACGCCGGCAGTACCGCTGGGCGGAATCGTCACCAGCGTGACGCTGCAAAGCACGACAGCAATGGATCAGGCCAATGTGCCGTTCACGTTTGGGCAGCCCTTCAAGCGCGGCGACCTGGCTCCGGACTGCGCTCTCGTCGGCGCGTTCGCTGGCAAGGCTGATCTGCCGCTGCAGGTGAACGTCAAGGCCACGCACGACGACGGTTCGGTGCGACATGCGATCATCAGCGGCGTGTTGCCGAGCCTGCCTGCCGGCGCGTCGGTGGTGATGGGGCTGAAACGCGCTGCTCGCGTAGTGGATGGCGGAAGCATGTCGTTACCCGCCTCGCTGCCGGCTGTCGCCTTGAATATTGCAGGTGTCGCATACACGGCAACGCCTAGGGCCAGCGCTTTTACCTGCGTCTGGCTGGCCGGTTCGCTACTAACTGACTATGTGGCGAACGTGCCATTCGTCGACGCGTCTGGGAGCGCGCACCCGACGCTGACCGCGCAATTTTCCGTTCGCTCCTACAGCTCCGGTGCCGTCCGCGTGGATGCCATCATCGAGCACTGCAAAGCCTACGCTTCGACTACCGACGTCACCTACGACGTCACTATCGCAGCCAATGGCGCGACTGTGTACAGCCAAACCGGCCTTGTGCACACCCCGTGCGCTCGTTGGAAGAAATCGTTCTGGTACGGCACCGCCCCGGCTCTGCACATCAAGCACGACACCGCATACCTGATCGCGTCTCGCGCTGTGCCGAACTACGACCAGGGCATCAAGATCCCGGAATCCGTGCTGGCCGGGTACGCGACGCAACTCGCGAGCGGCAAGTTCGCTCCGATGAGCTTTGGTAACCTGCAGCCAGCAATGCCGACGACAGGCGGGCGTCCTGATCTCGGCATCATGCCCGATACCTACGTCGCAGCAGTCCTCTCGATGGACAAGCGCGCCAAGGACATCATGCTCGCTTCCGCCGATGTGGCGGGAAGCTGGGCTGCGCATCGCCGCGACGACAGCAGCGGCCCGATGAAGGGCATGCCGCTCAGTGTCCTGTGCTTCCCGTACGCCACGGTCTACGGTAGCTCAGGAGACTGCGCAAACCCGATGACGGGCAAAAACGAATATCTGCCGAAGCTGGTAACGACGTCGAAGGGCAACTTCGACAGCAGCCACCAGCCCGGGTTGTACTACCTGCCGTACCTCCTGACCGGTGATTTCTACTACCTCGAAGGCCTGCACTTCTGGTGCGCCTGGAACGCCTACAACTCGAACTGCGCTTACCGCGGCTACGAGAAGGGGCTGGTGACTCCGGACCAGATGCGCGGCCAAGGCTGGAGCCTACGCACGCTCGCCGAATGTGCCGCAATCACACCAGACGACTGGCCGACAAAGCAGCAGTACGTGTACTGGTACGAGAGCAATATGAAGTGGTATCTGGACACGTATCTGGATGCCACAAACCCCATCTACGCCAACCAGCTCGGCATCATCACGAATGGTGCGGTCGTCTACCCAATCAATGGCGTCGGCAGCACCGGTATCGCGCCGTGGCAAGACGACTTCTTCACGCAGGCCCTCGGTCATAGCGTCGAGTTGTTGGGCTACGACTCGGCTAAATGCCTCCTGAAGTGGAAGGCCAAATTTCAGGTCGGCCGGATGATCGGCGATGGCGTCTGTCAGATGGACGCGGCAGTGTATTCGCTCGGAGTGCGCTCGACCGCCACCTCGCCTTATTTTGCATCCCTGGCCGAGTGCTACAAGTTCACGCTGTCCGCAGACATGCAGACGTATGCGTGCAACTCGCCCGAGCGCATTGCAGTCGTACTGAAAGAGCGTGGAGATACCATCAAGGCAGGGGATGTAGCTGGATATGCAACCAGTACCGAGGGCTACCCGGCAAACTATCAGCCGGCACTGGCCGCAGCTGTCGATTCCGGTTACACGGACGGCCTGAAAGCCTGGAGCATGTTCGCAGCACGACCGACCAAGCCGGATTACAGCACTGGCGCACAGTTCGCCATTTTGCCGCGACTGGTAACGGAAGCTGTGACCGCTCCAGCTCCAGCTCCAAGCCCAACGCCAGTACCTGCGCCGACTCCCATGCCCGACCCAGCCCCGATCCCTGTCGTTACCGTCCGCTACCAAGAGGCCAAGGCTGTCGATGTGATGGCAGCTTACGCCAAGAGCCTGACTGTTCCGACCGGCGAGACGGTATCTGGCAGCGACTGGTTCTTTGACGCAGCCAAGGGCGTTGTCGTCTTCAAGGTTACGACCACGAAGTAACAGATCATGACCGCCAGCTTCGACATCTTCCGCTCCCAAATAATCCATGCCGTGACTGGAAAGGAACATGTCGCTGTTGAGAATCCAGGCGCGTTGGACCGCTTTTGCCAGCGCTTAGTAGAAGCGGAAGAAGTGCACACGATCCTGAAAAACTGCGGTTATGGTTGTTCGTGGAGTTCGTTTGTGGAGCGAGCCAGGCTGATACCTGATTCGACAACCATGTTGATACGGGCGAAGAAGCGGCGCGAAGATAGTCGAGACGTTTGATATTTGGTCGTCGAGGTGAATTTCTAAAGTAGATAGGAATAGAAATGGTAGGACGCCCCAAGGGACTGCCCAAGACCGGTGGTCGAGCGAAGGGCGTGACCAACAAAGTAGCGGCCGACATAAAGGCGCTTGCACAGGAACATGGACCCGACGCCGTGAAGACACTTGCCGAGATTATGAAAGACGTCTCGGTCTCGCCAGCAGCCCGTGTCGCTGCCGCCAAGGAGTTGATCGACCGCGGATACGGCAAGGCGATGCAGACAACGGAGCTTACCGGCAAGGACGGCGCGCCGTTCCAATCCGGCCCGCCAGTGATCCAGATCCTCCGGTATGACGACGCAAATCCGGCTGAGTGACCCTCAGTTCGAGTTCGTCACGTGCGCGGACCAGTTCCCAGCATTTGTCGCCGGCTTCGGTAGCGGCAAGACGCACGCCGCCGTAACGCGCTCGCTGATCAAGAAGCTCGCATACCCGGGGCAGAACATCGCCTACTACCTGCCGACCTTCGACCTGGTGCGCAATATCGGCTTTCCGCGCTTTGCGGAGATGCTCGAGCAGCATCAGGTGCCGTACCGGATCAACAAGTCCAACGCAGTGATCGAGCTAGAGAACGCTGGCGAGATCATCTTCCGCACGATGGACACGCCGGAGCGCATCGTTGGCTACGAGGTGGCAGATAGCCTCGTCGACGAGCTGGACACACTCAAGCCGACGCAGGCTAAGGAAGTCTGGAACAAAATCATCAGCCGTAACCGGCAGAAGAAGCCGGATGGATCGCTGAACACCGTAGGGGTGGCGACGACCCCTGAGGGCTTCCGCTTCGTCTACGAGCGCTGGAAGAAAACGAGCGCGCCAGGGTATCGGCTGATCAAGGCAAGCACCTACAGTAACAGCCGGAACCTTCCGGAAGGCTATATCGACAGCCTAAAGGCGTCGTACCCGAGCAATCTACTGGCCGCCTACCTGGACGGCGAGTTCGTCAACCTGACCTCCGGCAGCGTCTACGCCGAGTTCGACCGCGTGAAGAACGCAACGGGCGAAACGATCAAGGACGGCGAGACGCTTCACATTGGCATGGACTTCAACGTCGGCCAGATGGCTGCGGTGATCTTCGTGATGCGTGACGGAGATCCGCACGCGGTGATGGAGCACGTCGAGATACTCGATACGCCTGCGATGGCCGCAGTGCTGCGCGCCCGATACAAGGACTGCGGCCACAGCATCATGGTCTATCCCGACGCCTCTGGTAATAGCCGCAAATCCAACAACGCATCCGAATCCGACTTGGCTGTATTGAAGCAGGCCGGCTTCCAGGTATGCGTCAACAGCCGCAATCCAGCCGTCAAGGATCGCGTGCTCAGCTACAACAAGATGATTCATAGCGAGGGAATCAGGCGCTTCCGCGTGAACGTTGACACCTGTCCGCACCTGGTGGAATCGCTCGAGAAGCAGGCGTACGACAAGAACGGTGAGCCGGACAAGTCTGGCGGCCTGGATCACGTACTCGACGCCTCCGGCTATTTCATCGTCTACAAGTACCCGCTGATCGTGCGGCCGGCGATGAGCATGAACCTACGTAGCGCAACCAACTGACCGAACCCATGGCCGATAACGACATCACTTACAACCGCATCCCGGCCAAAGTGCTTAAGCGGTGGAAGACAGTACGCGATGTGTGCGGGGACGGAGAAGAGTTACGCGACCCTAAAGCCGATTACCTGCCTTATCTAAATAGGGACGACACGTCGGACGAGAATATCGAGCGTAATCGCGCCTATCGAGAGCGCGCAGTTCTGTACGGCGCAACCGGTTTTACGCTGGCCGGCTTAATCGGCCTGGCGTTCCGTCACCAACCAAAGCACGCGTTGCCAGAGAAGTTGAAATACCTGCTCAAGAATGCGGACGGAGCAGGCGTTAGCATCTACCAGCAGTCGCAGGCTGCACTAGCGAACGTGCTTGGACCGGGGCGCCATGGTCTGTACACCGATTTCAGCAGTGAGCTTAAACGCCCTAATATCAAGGCGTATCTGGCCGAAGACATCATAAATTGGCGCCATAAGACTGTTGGCGGGAAAACCGTCCTATCGCTAGTGGTGCTTCGCGAGGACATACAGGTAGAAGACGGCTACGCAACCAACACTGAATCGCAGTGGCGCGAGCTGTTCTTGAACGACAAGGGCCAATGCGCCTGCCGACTCTGGCAGCTTGACGACGCAAAAAAGCCCGTTGTCGTCCTGGTTCAAGACGCCGAAGGAAGGATGGTCAGCGAATTGGTGCTTCGTTCTGTGAAAGCGCCTCTCGACTACATCCCATTCGAGTTCGTCGGCAGTCAGAATAACGACGCTTCGATCGATGAAAGCCCGCTCTACAGCCTGGCAAAGGTCAATGTCGGTCATTTCCGCAATTCTGCCGACTACGAAGACGCGGCTTTCATGCACGGCCAGTCGCAGTTCTGGATATCCGGCCTGACCGAAGAGTGGCGCGACCACCTCGAGAAACAGGGCATGTACATTGGCGCACGTAAGCCCATGCTGCTGCCGGTCGATGGTGCGTGCGGGTTCGCCCAGGCGCAGCCGAACATGGTTGCCAAGGAGGCGATGGAGCACAAAGAGGCGCAAATGGTTGCGCTCGGCGCTCGTCTGATCGACAAGAAGTCGGCCGTGAAGACGGCAACGCAGTCCGAAGGCGAGCGCGAGGCGTCGACCTCGATCCTGGCGCTGTGCGTATCGAACGTGAGCGAGGCGTACCAGCGCTCGATCCGTTCCTGCGCACGTTATCTCGACATCACTTTGCCAGAAGGCGAAGACCTGTTCGAGATTAACCAGGACTTCACGACCGTCTCCAACGACCCGCTGACGATCTCCGCGCTTGTGGGCGCGTGGCAGCAAGGGTTGATGGCAAAAGAGGACGTGCGCAGCTACTTCCGGCGCCAGGGAACAATCGATCCCGAGCGTACTGACGAGCAGATCGACGCGGATCTCAAGAAATCGCCGCCACCCACGCCAGCCGCGGAGAAAGCGCTGACACCTGAATGATTTTGCACGCTGGCGAGGCCGCCAACCAATGAGGCCGTCAGCCTCGTAGCCACTTGACGCTATCACTGGGATTTGCACCCCGGCGCAAGTCAAGACCAATTTTCAGCCTCGGTTAAGCCGGGGCTTTTTTTGTTATCCGGCCTAAGGCCAACTATCAACCTATCCCAAGGGGATCACATGTACCGTCCTAATCTTTTCGGCAAAACCTATCGTAACGAGGCTGATGGTAACGGCGATGGTGGCGGTGGCCCGGCAATTACTCCGGAGCTGCAAGCCATCATCGACGCCAAAGTCAACGATGCTGTTACCGGGCTTAAGGCCAAGAACAGCGAGCTGATCGGCAAGCTGAAAGACGCGTCAACCAACCTGCAACGCTTCGACGGTATCGATCCAGACGCCGTGCGTACCATCCTGGCGAAATTCGCCGACGATGAGGAAGCGGGCCTGATCAAGTCAGGCAAGATTGATGAGGTGCTCAACAAGCGCACCGAGCGCATGCAGGCTGAGAACGCCAAGGCATTGAAAGCCGAGCAGGAAAAGTACGAGCGCGCCGAATCGAAAGCTTCGAAGCTGGCCGCACGCACCCTGTCCGCCGCGATCAAGGACGCCGGCATCAAATCCGGAGCCTACCCGGAAGCGCTCGACGACATCGTTCTGCGCGGTCAGAACCTCTGGCGCCTGAACGACGACGGCGAGCCGGTTGCGATGAATGGCGATGAAGTCGTGCTCAGCAAGGACGGCAAGACCCCGCTCACTCCGCTGGAGTGGGCTGAATCCCTACGGGAATCCGCACCGCATCTGTGGCCCAAGGCCCAGGGCAGCAACGCACCAGGCAGCAACGGCGACAAAGGCGCACCGAAGAAGGGTAAGGCCCCGGAGCGCAAGGATTTCGCTGACGACGTCTCTTATATGAAGGCGGCAGCACGCTATCACGCGGCAGCCGACTAACCAATTACTGCCCTTGATAGGGCGACTCTGAAAGGTCAGCAACATGGCTATCGGCAAAGCAAGCGATTTCAAGATTTACAACGACCAGTTCTTCGGTGGTCTGGTCGAAACCATGACCCAGGACACCAAGGCGCTGGGCAGCGTCGGCATTCGCGTCAGCGGCCGTGCGATCAAGGGTGACTTCGAGCTGCAAAGCTTCATGAAGAAGATCAGCGGCATCATCACCCGCCGCGATACCACCGTGGTGACCGCTGCGACCGACCTGTCGATCGGCATGGACGAGAACATCAGCGTCAAGCTGAACCGCAAGATCGGCCCGATCGCGCAGACCCTGGACGCCTGGAAGAAGGCTGCACTGCCGTTCCAGACTGATTTCGACGTCGACGGCGCGCAAGGCTTCTCGCGCTACCTGGGTAGCATGATCGCCAAGGACATCGAGGGCGACATGCTGAACACCGCGCTGCTGGCCGGTCGTACCTTCCTGGAGGGCGCCGCGGGCGGTGCAAACCTGTACACCATTCCGTCGAACGGCACCATGAATACCGCCGCCCTGATCTCGCTGCTGGCGAAAATGGGCGACGCATCGAGCAAGGTCAAGGCCTGGGTTATGCACTCGAAGGTCTACTTCGACCTGATCCAGTATCAGGTGGCTGCCGCCAACAACGGCTCGGATGCCGCCTACGGTGTGATCCAGGCTGCAATGCCGCTGACCCTGAATCGCCCGGTGTACGTCACCGACTCGCCGTCGCTGGTCGTCCCTGGCACGCCGGATCTATACCGTACCCTGGGCTTGGTCGACGCGGGCATCGACATGATCAACAGTGAAGAGCAGACCGTCGTTCTGGATACCGTGACCGGCCTCGAGAACCTGGTCTCTCGCATGCAGGGTGAGTTCGCCTACAACCTGGCGATCAAGGGCGCCAAGTGGGACACCACCAGCGGCGGTGCGAACCCGAACCAGACCGCGATCGGCACCTTCGCCAACTGGGACCAGACCGCGACGTCGAGCAAGGACTTCGCCGGCTGCGTCTGCATCTCGGGCTAACCGCCCGTCACCATGCCGGCCTGTGGCGATCCTGCGGGCCGGCAGTCAAGGACAACTATGCGGAAAAACATTGGCATCTACGCGTCGAATGATTGGCCTGACGCGAAAGTGTTCGCTGATCAGTTGCGCGCCGAAGGTCCGTGCACCGTCCGGATCCGCGACGGGAGGCTGTTCACCCCGGATCAGCGCGAAAACTTCGACATCGTGTTCGTCAAGGGAGATTTCTCGGCTGTCATGGATGCATATCCGGATGTGCGACGGATCGACGAGCCTTCCGACGTTGAGGCGGGCGAACCATCGCATGCGCCGAGTAGGTCGAAGCGTGGAGCCAGATCCAAAGACGCCGCAGCAGATACTGAATAAGGCAACACCATGCTCACCGACGCACAAAAGATCGATGTTCGCCGCTGGATGGGCTACCCGACGCTGAATGCGGGCTACCCGGACACTGTCTACACCGTCGCCTGGAATCGCTCGACATTTCCGGTATCGATCACCGACAAGCTCGCGAACCTCAGCGATAGCGAGGAAACAGTGCTGGTCGATAAGTACCTTACGCCGCTGGAGCAGTTGGAAGCCGCGATCCTGACCGTGAGCGACAACCTCGACACCAACAAGGCAGCTGTTTGGGAGCGCAACACCAACGAGCAGGCTGACCGCGAGCGTCTGTTCGACTCGGTGCGTCGTCGCATGTGCGCGTTCCTCGGTTTCAAGCCGGGGCCGGAGCTGGGTGGCGGTAACGGCATTTCGTTGGTGCGAGCATGAGCACAAACCCGACCATGCACAAGGAGGCGTTCAACCTCCTGTGCGAGGACCGGATCTACACCGGAATGTCGCGGGAGGTCTGGTCGAGCTTGCTTCTACCCGACTGCGTCATCAAGGTTGAAGACCGTAGCAGATATTTCCAGAACGTGATCGAGTGGGAGACTTGGCAGCGCGTGAAGGATACGCCGCTCGCTCGTTGGTTCGCTCCGTGTCGCTGGATCAGCCCTAGCGGATCGGTCCTTGTGATGGAACGCACGCGCCCGGCAAGCGACCGCGATTACCCCGAAAAGATGCCGATCTTTCTGAACGATTTCAAGCGCCGTAATTACGGCATGCTCGGAAAGCGGCTGGTCTGCCACGACTACGGCATCAGCAACCTCATGGATTGGGGCATGTCGAAGCGCATGGTCAAGGCAAACTGGAGTGATAACGCATGATGACCGGCGACCGCCTGCAAAACCTGCTCTATGCCGGCTATGCCAAGCTCGCAGCAAAGGCCGGCTTCATGTTCGACGTCTACCGCTTCGATGAGCCGATCGCCGTCACGGACGAGCTCTACAAGATCGCGCGCATTCCGGTAGCGCTGGCAGCCGAGAAGAAGTTCGCGATCCCGAACAAATACCAGACGCCGACTTGGTACTGCTACGCCGACGGTCGGATCCTGCGCCCCCGCGACATCCTAAAGGGACCGGCGGGCACGTTCTACATCGGCGACATGCAGCCGAACCTGCCGATCCAAGCAGTATCGACGAACCACGTGATTTCCATCGGCCGCGGCTCCTACGAGGGCGGCGACCAGTCAATCGAGTTCTACGCCACCGGCATCCCGGTCTTCATGCAGTTCAAGCGCGAGGACATCAAGCAAGCGCAGTACGCAACGACGATGGGGCAGGCGATCACGCACTGGACCACGTTCATTCCGCTGCCTGAAGGGATGCTGAAGCAAGACGACGTTGTGGAGGATGAGGAAGGTATCCGGTACATCGTCGATGCGCCGGACTTCACCAGCATCGGCTATGTCGCTCACCTGAGGCTGATCACGATATGACGATGACTATCGATCTGGGCCAGGCGCTCGCCGCGTTGAACCGGCTCGCCATGCTCAACATGTCGCCTTGGCTGGATTCGGTCGGCCAGAAGGCGCAACAAGATGTGCAAGCGCGTATTCAGCAGACCAAGCACGACCCGGAGAGCCAGCCGTGGTCGCCCTGGCAACCGCGCACCGAGAAGCAACGCCTCAAGAAGGGCAACGCGGGTCAGGGGCTGCTGTGGGACGAGGGGACGCTGCTCAACACCATCAAGTTCAGCGCGGACAGCGGTGGCGTGACGATCGGTACGGAAGTCGGTTACGCCGGCTACCTGCAGGACGGCACTCAACGCATGGCCGCGCGTCCGTTCCTGGGTTGGTCCGATGCCGAAACGACAGCACTTGAGTTCAGCGCGATTGCATTCATTGAGGCGATGCTGTGAAAACAGTGCGTCTCTTCCAAAACCATGACCAGCACATCGACGGCAAGGTGATCCGGCACAAGGCGGGTTCGACGGTCGATCTGCCGGACGATGAGGCGGACTTCGTGATCCGAGCCACGTTAGGCATCAGGGCCGCTCGCATCGAGCTGGCCGAAAACACGCCGGGAACGCCGGAAAGGGAGCGCAAGAATGATCGCTGAGAATGCCAGAGACCTCGTTGAGCGCGTGAACTCCGTGCCCGGGATCCTGTCTGCTGGCCTGGCGCTCGGCGGGCGCGGTTCCGACCCCGCGATGACCAAGATTCCACTGCCAGCGGCGTGGATCATGTTCGGCAAAGACCGGGTGAATGAGGAGCCTTATGGCTCGTCGCAGAGCAGTAGATTCGGCGGCATGGTCCCGATGGGCGAAAACGTCCAGCAAATCTACAGCGTCGTGATCTACATCCCGTACCAGAGCCAGGACGATCTCCTGACCGTGCAGTTTCCGCTGCTGGAGTCCGTGATCGAAGCCGTGCGCGGAGGCGGCAAAGAAGCGCCGTCCGGCCACCGCTGGCGGTACATCGGCCAGAAACTCGCGATGGTCTACCCGGACCGCCTCGCCTACGAACAAAGCTACACCGTCGACGCTTTCATGTAGCAGCATCCCGCCCGCCATGAGCGGGTTTCTCTACCTCCGAAGATAAGGAACTTCTATGCCTCTCATCAGTAACGCCGCCCTGCAGGATATCGGCGACAAACTCGCACGCTTCGCCGCAATGTCGGTGGGTGACCCGAATTTCGACGACTCCTTCACCGCCGGCCTGGATGCCGCCAGCAATGCCGTGCTTTCGGGCTCGAACAGCATCGCGCAATATCTGCTGGATTCCAACGACGAAGCCGTGACCGCGGATCTGCTGCCGGCCGCACGTGACCTGGACGAGGCGCATCCGGCGATGCCGAACGGCTTCCTGCTGGGCATCCCGGGCATCAGCGCGATGATCAAGGCGCTGGACAGCCACCTGAAACGCTACGCCGGCGTGACGAACTTGGATGCGTACCTGTCGACCCTGAACGCAAGCGCTCCGACGCTGCGCTTCCACGCTGCCTTTACCGATCACCTGAAAACGCTGTCGGCCAAGAACGTCTTCATCGGCGCGGATCTGGACCTGGCTCGCGTGAACGTCTCTGGCGCCGCAGCCGGCACCTTTACCCACCTGGCCGCAATCGACAAAACCAAGTACTCGGGCGCGAAGCTGGTCGCGAAAAACGTCGGCGCGCTGACCTCGAGCACGAACCTGTCGATCACCGGCAAGAAGTTCGACGGCACCACGGCGACCCTGACTGCCGCGATCACGACCCTGACCGACGGCGCCGAGACGAACCTGTCGGACGTTACCAAGGTCTTCATTGACGTGACCGGCATTACCGTCACCTCGGGCGGCACCGCTGGCAACGTCGTCAAGATCGTTGCTAAGACCGACCGCAGCATCGCAGCTGCTTAATAAACTCCCCGAAAGGTAAATCACCATGGCATTTAACGACAATTCCTACGGCCTGTTCCAGGGGCAGTTGTTCCTCGCTGCGCGCACCATGAACGGCCCGATGACCGGCGGCTATATGCCGGTCGGCGATGCGGACATGTTCACCATCGACCCGAAGCAGAAGTTCGAGGACATCGAAGAGAGCCAGACTGGCATGGGCCTGACCTCGGCGCACATTCCGACCCAGACCTCCGTCTCAGCCAAGATGCGCCTGCTGAACATCAAGATGGACAACTGGGAGCGCGCTGTCTGGGGCACCAAGTCTGGAGCTGTCGCTGGCGGCACCGTCTCGGGCGAGCCGGTCGTGGTGTACGCAAACTCGATGGTGCCGCTTGCACACCCGGGCGTGTCGAACGTGGCAATCGCCGGCCTGACTGAAGGGACCGACTACGTCGTCGATGCGCGCCAGGGTGCCGTTACCATCCTGCCGACCTCGACCGCCACCTTCCCGATGACCACCACGGCGTCGTACTCCTACGACGCGTACAGCGGCAAGGTCGAAGCGTTCACCCAAAACCAGCCGGTGTTCTCGGTCATGCTGCTTGGCATCAACACTGCGAACTCGAACCAGCCGGTGCGCGTCGAGTGCTACCAGTGGGCGCCGGACATGGCGAAGGTGCTGAACATGATCGAAAAGAAACACATGAACTTCGAACTCGACGGCATGCTGCTGCAGGATCAGTCCCGCCCGCTGCCGACCGCTGATTCTCCGCTGTCGCAGTTCTTTACCGTAATGAAGGCATAACCAATGAGCGAAGACCTGAAAGCCCTTTTCCCGGGCCAAGAGGTCGTCGCTGGCGGGGAGACGATCGTCGTTTCCCCGTTCGTGTTCGGCCAACTCCCGAAGGTTGCCAAGTGCTTCGCATCGATCAAGAGCGTCATCGAGGACGGCAACCTGATCGAGATCGCGTCGGCCGGCGGCGAAGACCTGCTCGCCCTGCTGTGTCTCGCAGCGAACAAGCCGCGGGCATGGTTCGACAAGCTGCCATCTGACGAAGGCTTGAACCTGATGGCGGCCGTCATCCAGGTGAACCGGGATTTTTTCGTCCAGCGGATGTCTCCCGTACTCCAACGCCTCACTCAGGCCGTGAATGGGACTGGGGCGCCATCGTCGCCAGACTCATCCGCGCCGGCCACCGATGGGGCGACATCCCCGGCTACACCCTGAGCCAGATCAAACTGTTTATCCGCGAGGCAGCAGTTCTTGAGCGCGAGGAGGCGGCGCAAAGGCTGGCCCACGGGTTCATGGCAGCGAACGCGGATGGCGACAAGATCAACGATGCGATCAGGTCGCTCACCGAGCTGCGCGACTAGCGCCGCCCGGGATTCTCGCCAGCCATTCCAACTGCGGCAACTGGTCATGATGGAGAAGTAGCACCTGCGTGCTGGCGGCAAGTGCGTAAGCGGAGGCCGTGTATGTGGCTGTGCTGACGACGACGGCAAGATGCGCGCCGTAGTGCAGCCGTCCGGCGACGACTTCCTGCACAGCCCGGTTTCCAACCGGATGCGTGTACATCTTGCATTGGATTGCAACCTTGGTGCCGCGCATAACCGCGATCACATCTACGCCCTGATCCTGCAACGGTGTCGTATGCGTCTGCCAGCCGGCATCGCGCAGCAGCAGGGCGCAGTATTCCTCGTAGGCAAGTGGTGATAAGGCCCCAACGTCTGCCATGCGCAGGCGATCGGTTTTTGCGTCGAGTTCAGCGCGCGCCTTACGTACGGCGAAGGCCAAAACGAGGAAGCCAATGATTGTGTAGAGCAAAGGAAGGCGCGAGAGTATCCACACGGCACACGCGGCAATGATGCCGAGCCACGAGTAGTAGCAAAGCTTTTTCAGCAGCCACAGCATTTCGTAAATCTAGCACAACCGAGCGAGCACACATGGCATCCATGAACATCGATATGCGCCTGAACCTGGTCGACACGGCCAGTGCTCCGGTAAAGGCGTTCATCTCGACGCTCGAAAGCTTGGAAGCAGCAGTTTCTGGCGTATCCAGTCGTATGACTGGTCTTGCAGCTGGCATGGATGCTCTTGGCGCATCGCTAGGCCTCATCAAGACCAATTCTGCCGGCGCCGCGGCTGAACTCGGCACGATCGGCGCGCAGGCCGGTACTGCCGCGGGTGAAACTGCGCGCCTGGAAACCACCATGGCAGCCCTGTCGCTGTCTCTGGAGCGCATCGTCGGCCAACTTGTCGCGACTACCGCTGGGCTTGCCAGGATGGGCGGCGCAGCGGTTGCCGCTGGCACGGAAGCCGGTGCCGCCATGAATGGCGTTGGCGTTGGCGCCCAAGGTGCGACTACCCAGGTGAATACGCTTGCGTCGTCGATTCAGGGCATGGCCGCACTGTGGGCCGCCTTCAAGATCGAGAAAGGCCTGAAAGCGTCGATCGAAGACGCCGCCGAGTACGAGCGCACCGACAACCGCCTGCGCAATATGAATCTGCGTCCGGATGAGTCCGACGCGATCCACCAATCCGTGCGCCAGACCGGGCGTGAGTTCCACCAATTCGACCAGAACGAACTGCTGGAGATGGCGATCGACCTGCGCAACGCCACCGGCAGCGCGCACGAGGCAGCCACCGGCCTGAAAGGCTTCGCCGAGTCTGTCTTCGCGATCAACCTGTCGATGCCGAGCGGGAAAAAGCTCGATGAGCAGGGCACGCTGAACTTCGCGAAGTTCCTCGAAGGCCGCGGCGTCACGATGGATCCGGCGGCAATGGCTGCGCAACAGGATCTCGTTACCAAGATCGTCGCGACCACGCAAGGTCGCGTGAACCCGAACAACCTGTTCGGCAACCTGACCTACGCCAAGGGTGGTCTCGGCCGCACGATGGACGACGACGCGCTGGTGACGTTCGCCGCAATGATCGAGCAGGATACGATCGGCGGTGGAACGGGGGGGCGTGTCGGAACAATGCTGACCTCGTTCGTCAACAGCATCACGAAGGCGAACGCGATCACGACCAAGAACCGCGACGAGTGGATGAAACTCGGCCTGGTAGACCCGGGCAAGGTCAACGTCAACGAGAATACGAATCGCGTGACAAGCATCCAGGCGGGTGCCATTGCCGGCACGGATATCGTCGGCAAGAACTTCAAGCGCTGGGTCGACGAATACCTGCGTCCCGCGCTGATTGCTGCAGGCGTCAATATGGACGACCTGAACGAGGTCAAGTCCAAGACCGATGTGCTGTTCCCGAACAGGAATGCATCTGAGGCAGCGTTCCAGTTGCTGTCGAAGAAGGAACTGATCGAGAAGGACTCGGCCAACATCAATCAGGCTGCCGGCAAGGATCAGCAGGTCAAGAACGGTGAAGCCCTGTCCGCGGCGAATTGGGAGCGCTTTCACAAAGCGATCAATGACCTGGCAATCGCCATCGGTACAACCTTGCTGCCTGTCCTGAATCCGCTTCTGGAAGGTTTTACGAAGGTTATCGAGGTGATCGGCCGTCTGAGCCAGGATCACCCTGTCTTCGGCTTCTTGATCGGACTGACTGGCGGCTTGGGCAGCCTTTCGCTCTTGATCGCTGGCGTGACTCGCCTGTTCGGTCCGCTCGGCGCAATGCTTGGCGTGACCGGCGCATCGTTTGGCGGCTTCGGCGCCATGGTAAGTGGCGCGGGCGCTGTCGTATCCACTGCAATCGGCTTCATCCTCCGGTGGCTGCTGCGTTTGATCGGCCCGATCGGCCTGATTCTGCTGGCGTGGGACGCCGGCCTTGGCGACTGGATCTCGAAGCTCAATGTGTTCGGCCACTCAGTCGGCGATTGGGCATCCTCCCTGTCCGACACCGTCGTCACCGCATTCAAGAACATGTGGGTGCGCACGAAGCAGTACTTCGGCTTCCTGTCGGACGATGCAGCGGCTGCACAAATCGAAGCAAACAACAAGGCGAGCGCTCAGAAGCAAGGGAAGCTCGGTTTCGGCCCCAAACCCGTCGAAAAAGCGCCGACTACACCAGCAACGCGCGGCGGCGCATCGGGCGATTGGGGCCGCGGCGAGGAAATTTCGCCAGAGTCCAAGGCAACCGAGGATAAGGTTAAGCGCGAAAAGGCAATTGCCAAGCAGCGAGAGGAGAACCAGGCGGCAGCCGCAGGTCTGCTCGGTGGCGGCAAGAAGGGTGGTCGCTTCAAGAACTACGACGCCAATCTCGACGACGCCAAGAACGATCTGCGCCTGGAAGAGGATGAACTCGCCCGCCACATGAAGGCCGAGGACGAGCTCTACAAAGCGGGCAAGCTGTCGATCGACGAGTATTACGACGACAAACTCGCCACGATGCGCAAGAGCGTCAACTTGCAGATCGCTGAACTGGAGCGCGAGAAGGCTGCCTACCAGAAGCAGGGCGACAAGGCAGGCGTCAACCGCGCCAGCACCGAAATCGAACTCCGCAAGCGCGACCTGTCGGATAACGAGAAATCGGTCGAGGTGCAGCGCGAGAAGGACCTGAATGCGCTGAAGGAGCGCGGCCTGCAGCTTGACGCTCAACAACTGCAGGCAGAGGGCAAAAAGAATCAAGCCGCTCTCGCCCGTGAAATTCAGCGACTCAAAAAGGACCAGGAAGAGTACCTGCGTAATGGCGATTACGAGCATGCAGTGCTCGCGCAGCAGGCCATCGACACCGCCAAGCTGACGGCATCCTGGGAGGCGTATGGCGATGCGGTTAAGAAGGTGCAGGAAGGTACGCAGACAAAGGAAGCCGAGGTTGACGCCGAAGTCAGGTCTGGCGCCCTAACGAAATACCAAGCCGAGCAAAAGGTGTTTGCGCTCCGCCAGCAGGAAGCCCAGCAACTCGATGAGCTGATTGCCAAGGAAAGGGCGCTGATTCAGGCGTCCGACGCGCCGCAAGGCGTGAAAGACCAGCGCCTCAAGACGCTCGATCTGTCGCAAGCCAAGGCACGTTCGACGCTGTCCGAAATGAACCCAGAGGATATGCGCGTCAAGCAAACGCTTGATAGCAGTATCGAGGGCAGCTTCGCCAACTTCTTCAACAGCGTCATCAGCCGGTCGAAGTCGGCCAGCGATGCCATCAAGGATTTCGGCGAGAGCATCAAGAACACGTTCACCAAGCTGATCTCGGAGCAATTGGGGCGCAGCCTGTTCCAGTCTCTGTTCGGCTCGGGCGGCGTGAATATGGGTTCTGGTGGCGGTCTAGGCTCGCTATTCGGTTCGGGCGGCTTCTTCGGAAGCCTGTTCGGATCGTCTGGCGGCTCCGGCGTGGCGTCAAGTGCAACGTATGCAGCAAACGATTTCCTCTCGTTCGACGTTGGTACCGACCGCGTTCCTGCAGACATGCTGGCGATGATCCACAAGGATGAAATGATCGTGCCGGCGTACGACGCAGAGCGTCTACGCAACTTGCAGCCTGGTGGCGGTCGAGCAAGTGTCGCGCCCGCGCCTGTGTTGCAGATTCACCCGGACGCTTTCCACATGAAGCTCGGCGACTGGTTTGAGTCAGAAATGGCACGTCAACTGGCAACGCGATGACTATTTCAGCTTACCCAGCAAACGTCGCCGTCGACGCAACCTCCCTACTGATCTTCTCGGGGCCGCCGAACGTCACCGTCCAATGGACACTGACTGGAAGTGGCCTCTTGGAGCAGAAAGAGGCCTACACGGACGCAAACGGCAACGCCCACGCCATCTATACGCCCGGGACCGTTGGCGATACGGTGACGATCGAAGTAACGCATGGTATCTAGGAACCTGAAATGACGACTCTCACCAGTTCGGCAACGATCACGGTCGGCGGTGGCGCAACCGCCGTCGATTCCGTGCAGGTGACGGTGCTGCCGGCCGTCAGTGCGCCAAACGGCCGCGGTCGCCTCGTCCATCCTTCGCTTGGTACCTACGACTATATCCGCGGCCCTGACGAATGGACCAATATCGACGGCGACGTCATCATCGCGCCAACCTGGGCGAGCTCCAAGACCCTGCTCGGTTCTGCAAATACGCTTTTCGTAGGCGATATCCGTGACGTTACGGTGGAAGAGCGTTGGGTGCAATCGGTAGCTGGCGAACTGTCGCTGGTGCGGGCCCTGCTCGCGTTCTGGATGAACCCGCCCGATCCGTCGCTGGCCTACGTCGAGTGGTATCCGACCTATACCAGCAATCTCGGCTTCAAGGTGATCCTGCTCGGACTGACGGTAGGTGGCAAGGAGGTAACGCTTTCCTCGCTTTCACATCAAGGCTGGGTGCGCGGGCCAATCGTGCTGCGCATGAAGATCGCGGGACGGGTTTGACATGATGGAGCTTCTGGCTGGACCTAATACCGTCGCCCGATTTGGCGCAGGCAACCGCGATACGTCACCATGGAGCAATAGCGGCATATTTTGGGATGATGAGCTCGGTATCGGATCGATCGCGCCCATGACTATTGTTGGCGATGTATTCGGATATGGTCCGAATTATTTTATTGCCCAACTTGACGGAACCTGCGGCGCGCGCGGAAGTACGATGGCGGCTATCTTGCTTGATGTCTCCGGGCAGGGTGAGTGGGCAGCCTACAACTTCACTAACGATCC